AATAAACTCCCTCTTCGGACATGCTGGTAACATAACCCTCCAATAGGATCCTAGTAGACCTAAGGTATTGTAGTAGATCATCGAAAACATATGTTTCATGATGGGCAATGACAGTTTTCTCGGGGTTCATCAATACCTCGGCCTTTTGAAGGACTGTCAACTCCTCTTCTTCATATGACATATTATCTACGCCACCAAGATTGTCAATAACCTCTCTGTCAATTTGAACTGAGAATGTCCAGCGGGAAGTTGGGCGAATATCTAAGTTAGAAAGGAAATATGCTTTCTTCGGGCGGGAGTTCAATATGGACTTTCTGTTCTCATGACTGAATTTTCCAACTGATAATAGAATCTCTTTGACACCAGTGAAAAGAGCGCGCTCGATATTCCCCTTGACTGTTCGAAAGCCAACCCTCTCCATATCATCTTCACTATCTTCCTCATAAAAAGAAAGATCATAATAATCTGGTGAGGTCTGTCTTGTTCTTTTGGTGTAGTAGAACTTTTGATCCCTAGCGCTATAATATGTCTTAGATGTTTCTGTGCCTGGATTACAATTGTTTGTCCAGTCGTCTAAATCTACATTTGCGTCTGTCGAGATATACCCTGTAATCTCAGGGGCCAAGATTGTACTAGCCATAGATATAGAAGAGTATGTTGCTAGCGGCGGCGTGTCTTCTTTTCCGATAGCCTTTCTTAGCTGCGCAATATATTCTGCTGAGTGGTGAGGGTCTATGTGTATGAGCTTATATCGTCCCTCGGGTTTATCGGGGTCAAAAGAGAGGGGTGCCGAGTTAGTGACATAGTTTATGCGTGCGTCACTAATTCTATATATTTTATTAAGCTGCTCATTTGCTTCTTCTTCTGATAATACAGTAATAGATAAAGTGCCATCGTCGCTTGAAACAACTTTTCCATTCTGTGGGTGTAAGGCGCAATATGCGTAAAGATCATCGTCTGTTATTATTTGTACCCCGAGGTCGATGTTTGGAGGCTGGAATGGGAGCCTGAAAAGCCTGTTCTGGTCTTCTTCCTGCTCTTGCTCTTGTTGCTCTCTTGGTAGAGGATTTTCGGGCTCGATCCTTTCCCCTATATGATTTGGGAACAGGCGCATCCCAGCAGCGGGAAACTCGTAATAAGATATATAAGATTCATGAATAGCATTTAAGACAAACTTATTTCTCCACTGATCATATGCATACCCTACTCCATTCCGTGTAGGATCATTCTCAGGATCCGAATATGTTCGGGCGGATGGATTAACAATGTTTTTTTGTGCTTGCGTGAGTGCCATCTTCTTCCTAATTGGTCGTATTAAAACGACTCTTAAAATTATAAGCTGCCCAAGGGTTTTTCTCGGTGTTATAATTAAGCTCGTGAATTATATAGTTTATTTCCTGAATCCAGAGATTTACGAACTCTTGTGGAAGTTCTCTCAGAGCGCCGTTCAAACGGGAAGCGGCAAAACCAGTAGGGTCTACAAATGAAAGTATAAAATACACAACTAAGTTATAAAGAGTTGAAACCGAGGAGTGCAGTTGTTTCATATCATGTAGTGAAGAGTCTAGAACAAATTTTAAGTCGTCTCCCTTGACCAGGGGCTGTTGATCGGCGCTGTTATTGCCAGCAATCAATTCAATTCCCTTGATCTTATTTTTTATATTCAACCCTAAAGATCCGTTATAAACATCGCCAGTTACAAATTTAATCCCTTCCCGTCCAACGATGCGGACAGAATCTGCCTTAACCACAATGGCTGACCTATTCGGAATATGTCCAATATTCTTTCCTGGTGCAATATTGAAATACTCTCTTCCGTCAATACCAGCAGGGCCGGCGGCTTTCTGAGTGATATAAATTCTTGCTGCATCTAATTCTGTGCTTTTGTTTGTTAGTACTTTTTCCCCGCCAGGTCTGTCAATCTCTCTTGCTTGAACTCCTGAAAGTCCTGCTATGATATCGATACACCCGTTGTGGGTTGTTGGGGATGCTCCACCGCCAGAGTCGGCGCTACCTGGACGATCACGCCCAAAGATTATAAAAGTATTGTGTTTCCCCTTGAGTCCACCATCGGCTAACGCGGCTCCCTCGGCTTCGGTAAACCTAAAGTGGGGTACCGCCTCTAAAATATTACTATTATATAACCCACCTTCTTTTGTAGCTCGTTGACGAAAGCTCATAGCCCTGTCAACTGCTAATTTCATTCCAGAGACAAGTCCCTTCATTGTTTTGTCTAGGGCATCATTTTCGGATAAGGCGGCTTGCGCTGCGGCGGTGCCCAGCGAGGCTTTTGCTTTTTTAGATATATCTGGGAAATCTGTCATGAGGATTTGCTCTTTGTGAATGTCCCGTTACGAGTGAAGCTACTATTAAAGAATATCATAGGGTCGGTTCGGGGCATTTTATTATAGCCAGTAAACTTACCAGTAATTCCACCCCATAGCACCTCAAAGTGCAAGTGTGGCTCGGTTGAACGTCCAGTGTTGTCAAAGACGGCAATCTGTTCGCCGCGGGCGACGCGCTGAGGGGGACGAACTTTTGTCCCAGATTGATCGAGATGGCAATAAATGGTAAAAAGTTGAGTACCCTTTAAGGTTCTTTTATACTTTTTACTCGATGCGGAATAGGTCTCTGTCGAAACTAAGTCATAAAATGGACCATGCCTTAGAATAATATAAACTCCCCATGTGGGGCTTACTCCAGATGCAGCGACCTGCCCGTCAAGAGCGGCATAACACGCTTTGCCGATGATCGGGCCTGAGTTTCCCACATTAAAATCTACTCCCGGATGGTATGATGGTTTTTTTGTTACGGGATGTATTCTTGGTCCATAATCTGCCTGCTCTGTTAAGGGTCTGATCAGGCTGTCTTCGAAGGGTTTTGTAGATGTGGCAAATTTTTTCGTCGCTGGGTGCATTGGATATTCTCCGCCAGGATCATTAAGATTAGGCAGATCCTCAGTTCTTCTATTCCAAGCTAGCGCACACTTTGGTTTTACGGCTGACTTTCTCCCTCCATTTGGTCGTTTCAATTCTGCGCCGGTGCGCGGAACCTCACAAGCCTTCCTGAACTTGGCCTGCTCAGATGATGAGCGTTTCGCTGGTGGGAGTGGGGCATCTATTGCGCCGGCTTCTACAATTTCTATTACAATTCCTTCAGGGTCAGTGCTGCCACCCAGACAAGAAAACTTAGGAGCATGGGAGGACGGAGTATATAAGCTTACTCTAGCCCAACTGCCAGGCTTAGCCATTTGTATCCACTGTTTTGGACAGTCCCATCTGGGTATCCATATATTTGATTCGCCGTCAGCGACAGGTAGCGTTGGAATACATGCGTATGTAGAATCCGAAAATGGTCTTCCTAGGACTTGTGCGCCCTGCTCTGAGTCGGCCGCCCTTTGTTGGTGGTCTCTGGTTTCAGAGCCATCAGTATCTCCTAAGAGTTCTTTTATTTGAACCCATTTCCAGGAGGTTTTTGCTTTAGTCATGGAGTATGCCGCAGTGGCTGCCTTGACTGCCTCTATTGGCCCATCCTCATTATAGACGGTATTGGTAATTGGCAGGGTATGATCTTCAATTATCTGTTTATTTCCAAGAACCCGATTATTTCCAAGATAAGGAGGAGTAGCCATTTATTCCTCCTTTATCAGATCAAAGAGTTCTTTCTTGTCGTCTTCTGATAATCCTTGTTGGTTTTGAGTCGAATCTTTCTTATAAACTAATGTCGCTAGCTTAACTAATTGTTCATTACTTCTTTGCAAAGTTTCTACAAATTTAGCAGCAACGGGGCCCGAATCGGAATACCGGTCAGATGAGACATGCATATATTCTTTGAGGTTTTGCAGAAGGGTTTCTGTTTCCTGGCGATCTTTGTTGATATTATCCAGGGCTTGCTCAATTAGTGAGTTTAAATCTTTTTTCATACAGTAAATAGGATCTCAGTTGATTTCTCCTTCGTCCCATTTCTTTTTAAACAGGCGATATTTGGCTCTCATCTTATTGAGACAGCTAACTATCTGCTTGGTATTTAGCCCTGTGATCTCTCTCATATACAGGTAGATCGCCTTCTTGTTGAAAATCTCAATTTGTTCTATATTAGACATCAAGGTGGTAATTGCGTCTAAGACCTTCTTTTCGTTTGGTTTTAATTTAATATTATCCCATGATTCAATTTCTTTCATTAAAAATATCCAAAACTGGGCCTCTTCAGCGTCGTCGTATACATCTGTTGTTTTGGTGGCTATTTCTACTTCTCGGATCATTGAGTCGTAATTAATTTCTCTTTTATTCTTTTTTGTCTGCGTTTTAGCTTTATGAGTAAACCAATTTTTAGTTACTACAGAAAAATAAGAGAAGGCCTTGGTTCCCTGGGTTGGGTCAAATTTTCCTAGAATTGTGGTTAGCCATATTTTACAGTCATCCTTGTGATATTCGATATTCTCTAGTGAGTTAAACTTATAAGTATACACGATCTTGTTTACCAACTCATCGAAGGCTGGCTGGATGTGTTTAATATAAAGCTGGCTTCGCTCAGAGGTGCTCTGTGTTGCACAATATTCTAAGATAGCATTTTCTGTTTCTTGCGTGAAGTAATAATTCTTCTTTTTCTTTTTTGCTCCCGGCTTAGCTGGTGCTCTAGTCTTTGCCTTGGTTTTTACTTTAGTCATTGGCCAGTTCTTCCTCGGGTGCTGTGGAGCTTTGGGTATTTTCATCCCCAAAAAAATCATTCCCTGATCTGACTGCGTTGTTCAACTCTTCTTTGAGATTCTTTGTGTGCTCTAGTAACCCGCTCAACACGCTATCTCCATAAAATGTTTCCATATTATATACTTTCTCTAAGTGCTCAAAGTATTCTTCAACATTCGACAAAACTGCACGGACAAAAGAATAAGTTTCCCTTATAGAAGACAGTAGCCTACGGACATACCAGACCATGATACCCAAAGCAACAGAAATAATAATACAAATAAGTGCGAGAGAGTATGTTATCATTTTTTATATACCTTCCCTTGTATATCTTTCTTTGAGGCAAGAAGTTCTTTTTTGCCATCTTCTATTGCTTTTTCAACTTCTTCTCCCGCCTTTTGGGTTCCTTTGCGAGAGTTTCCTTTCTTTAAGATATTGCTAACACTTGACAATACCTTTGTCACCTTGCAGGATTTACAGGAAGAGCACTGCGCTTCTGTAAACTTATAAGAGTGTCTAAGTTCAAATTGTTCTTGACAATCTAAACACTGGTAGTCATACTTAGGCATTCTGCGGGTCGATATCCAAGCCTAGGGTATCAACTTTGTATGACGGTGGATTAAGAACAATAACTTCATCGTCCTTTACCTCTAGATCCCAATCAGACAACAGTTCAGTCATATCTGCCTGTTCGGCCAAGCACTTCTGGAGTGTTACCATAAGAGCGCCAATCGCTTGATTAGATAGTTTCATTTTTTTCTCCTTTAAAAAACTCTTCAGAATTGATGTTCTTATCATCAATGAATAAATCATATTGAGGTTTACCAAGCTTAAGGTCGTGGTGTTTTGCTCCCCACTTCTTTAGCTGCGCAGCCGTCAAATCTGTCCAGTCTAGCCCAGTAACAGATCCTCTAGCTGTCCAATATACAATTGTATTTCCATTGTCGTATAGGTTATTTATTTTTTGTATACGTTCTTTATAGGGCATAGCTTTTGTATAATCTCGTGCTTTTGAGGTCTCTTCATCCTCATGATAACATATAGTTTCATCTATGTCAACGTAAATAATCATAATTCTACTTTCACTAAAAAATCCATTAATGGTTTTATATTTCCGGCTAACTTCTCATACTCGTCTATATTGACTTTAAATCTCCTGATGAGGCTGTTAAAAAAGTTAGGCAATCGTCCCCGTAGACTGACTTCATTTCTTTCCCTCTGCCAAATAAGATTTTTCATTCCACAATTTATTGAATTGCTTATCAAACACTAATTTCAATTCTTTGCTTATAATTTTCATGTAATGTTCCTCGTGGCGATTGAGAGACCCGTTAAAAAAATTACATGTCCCATTTAAAACAATGTTATCATCTATTAGCACAGTCTTATAATGTAAAAGCTCTCCGCTATATATTTTAACCATATTTCTTAAATTATTATCTAAAAAATATGGTACAACTTCAATTTCATTTTTATGGACATCTTTCTGTTTTTTCTCGACGCTGCGCTCATCAACTATAATCTTTACTTTTACCCCTCTTTTGCTTGCCATCACAACACTCTCTGCAATTGGCAACCAAGTGAACCAAAAAGCCATAATGTCTACTGTGTTTTTTGCTTTGTTTATTTCACCAATGACAAAATCAGAAATATTCTCCTCTGGCCCGAATATAACTTCCTCAATTCTCGCTTCTATCAATATATTCCCTTATCTTATCTAAATCCATCTTATCTTTTTTGCGCATAGTGACACTCTTGCGTCGGAAAAGCAGTTCAATATTTACAAATTTAAGCCCATATTCATTATAATGATTATCTTGACTATTGATTAATATATCGTCTGTATAATTCTCATCGAAAAAAATCCAGTCTTCTTTAACGAGATCAACTTTGTTGTATTTATCTTTTCTTTTATTTAAAAGTTCTTTAATCTCTTCTCGATTTTGACGAAGACAGATAAAATCAACATCATTATTCTCTCGTATCCCCAGGGTTGCCAAAACAGCAGACCCTACTATACAAAAATCATCTGGGGAAAGTTGTGTCTCTGTTATAAATTCTTTAAACTGTGTTAGGTGGTTAACTTTCATTTTGTTTTTCAAAATTTTTAATTGTTTCGATCATCTGTGATGTATGGTCGAAGTTGTCACCAGCATGTACTATGTTATCAAAGTAGTAATCTGGGATGTTCTCTTTGTATGTTTCTCTAATGTGTTTTTTAACCTTTTCGACCTCTTTACAAAGTATCTTATTTGGTTCCTGTGTTTTATTTCGGAATGTTGGTGTCCATCTATGGGCATATATAATGCGAATATTCTTATAAGAGCCCATGTTCTCAAACTTCTCTTTTAGTTTCCACTCTCGAATATCATCTGGTTTATAAAGTTCTAGCCCGAGTTCTACATATTTTTGTTTATCTTTGATTTCGAAGTCGCTAACTTTTAAAATTTCAAAGTCTTTTTCTATGTCCTTTGTAATCTCTTTATAAACATCTTTTGCGGGATCCCACAGAACAAAAATAAAACAGTGCCCAACCGATAGAAATAGTTCTTTCCTCTTAGTATGAATAATATTCATCTCTTCTTTTGAAAAATCATTCTCTTCAAACCAAGCATTCCCGTACTCTAGATATGTCTTTTTTTGTGCTTTCTTATTTACAATGGCCGATCGCCAGTCTTTCACTATTTCATATGGCAACTTTTCTATTTCAAAATATAAAGAACATGCGGCTCGGTGTGAAGAGTTTATGAGATGTCCAGCCTCATTAACCAACAGAGGGAATTCATCTAAATACCCACTGGCTTTAAAGCTTTCAGATAATATCTCGAATTCTTCCTTACACGGACGTCCACTGATATGGTATGTTGTTCCTGCGCGCTGAAGCTGCATTTTTTCATATAAATCAAGACACTCCTTGAAATCCTTTTCTCCGTATAGCCCTTCTAAATAAAGATAACGGACAACTAAGTCTAGCCTGCTAAAAACTCCATTATGAGTCTGGAACATGATGAGTTCGAGGGGAGTAAAAACACTCATTTAAATATCCCTGTTTTAGTTATTTCAGATGATTGGTTCATTTCGTGTCCCTCCCCTAGGTTGTTGAATTTTATCTTTCCGCCGGCAGAAAGAACATTAGCGACATAATCCCAAAATTCAACATACTGTCTTTTGCACAAATGATACCCGGCAGTAGCCTGATTATATCTTTTATTTTTCTGGAATGCGTGATTATGAAGGTCTCCTAATTTTGTATTCTCTGATTTTCCATCCATCCCGACAATATCAATTGAACTCGGTTGCAGGTACGAAGCCAAAATAACCAAGCGCGGGGCAGATCCGAGCTTACTCCTATACCTAAAATTAACATAGTTAACTCGCGATGCATATTCTTTAACAAATTCACTCTGGGTCGCAATGTCTCTTTCCATCGAGCCATCGTTTACTGTCTCAAACACAATCTTTGTATCACTATTCTTTAAAAAATTATGCAAGTCCTTATTGTTTCTAGATAAATCCACCTCTCTTCCCAAGATAGCATAATCAACCTTGTTTTTATTTTCCCCTAATATATCAGAGATAAAAAAATGGTTACAAGATATAATCTTGTCGTATTCTTCAAAATTGATTTTATCAATATTTTCCTTAGTAGATGGTCCAGCGCCAATAACCAGCACTCTGGATACAGAGTTTTCCGAAGGGCGCTTTATATCTGTAATGATATCACGGTAGAGCCAATGAGATGGTGGTAAATTAGCCGGCTCTCTTCCCGATGGTCTTGTGAAACAGTTTTTTCCATATCTGTCCGAATCTAAAAAAGATTCTCTACTGCATATAAAAGAAGACTTATGTGGGTTCTCGTTTAACCAAGTAAGATCTGCGCCAAAACATACATCTTTAACCGCATCATACCAAACATTATTAGAGATTACGCCGTTATTCATTCTAATTTTTTGTAGAAACGAAGCCCATGCGTATGATCCCCTTAGCAATAACTCTTCGGGCGAACTTTTATCAGGGCTCGCGGGATTATACACTAATGTACAGTTATTCCAGACAGTGTTTAGATCAATATTCATTGGTTATTTCTTAATTTTTTTCGAATTACCTTCTCACCTGGGGTTATCTCTTTAATGCCATCACCATAAGACAACTCAAGCTCTCGGATTCCGTTAACAAGCTTTATTAATCCTTGGGGCTCTACCGATCCTAGGTGATCAGATCCCCACATTTGGCGGTCAAGGGTAATATGCCTCTCCACGATAGATGCCCCTAGGTATACTGAAGCAACAGTCGTTCCTAATCGAAATTCATGTCCGCTATATCCCACTTCATGATCTGGATATTTTCTCTTAAGCTCCTTGATATAGGATAAATTAAGATCTTCTAACGGGGCTGGATATGTTGAATTGCAATGCAAAATACCCAAATCGTTGTTCTTTGTCCAGGCTACGGCCTGGTCGATCTCCTCTTCCGTACTCATCCCTGTTGAAATAATTATCTTCTTCCCTGTTTTTGCAGAAGCCTTCATTAGGGATTCGTTAGTAATCATTGCCGAGGGGATCTTTATAAACGGTATATCATATTGCATAAGAAAGTTTAAACTATCTAAATCCCACGGAGAAGCTGACCATTCAATATTTCTTTCCTTGCAATACCGATCAATTTCGTCATACTCTTCTTTTTCAAATTCTACTTTATATTTATATTCCAAATATGTCATCTCGCCCCATGGAGTAGACTTCATTACTCCTTTTTGGTGCTCTGGGACGCAGGCATCTGGGTTTCTCTTCTGGAACTTAACTGCATCGCAGCCGGATACGGAAGCAATATCTATTAATTTTTTTGCTATGTCTAAATCACCGTTATGATTAATCCCAATTTCTGCTATAATATACGTTTTTTTCACTTTGGTTTCTCCCTCTGATTTGAAAGATATATGGATTCACACATTTTAAATTCCCAAGGATAATCTATATCAAGGCACTCAAATTCTTCCATTGGGAAAAGTTCAATGTCACCTGGACTATTAAAGTCTCCCATCCATACCCCATCTTTAATAGTATCTAGTCTCCCGGCATATAAACAATGGGCAGCTTCTAAGGTCTCTTCTACTTCTTTCGTGTTTAGACAGTCTTGCCCGGCAGGCCATGGAGTTACTAATTCTCCGCCCTTGTTCCAAAAATAATTCTTCTTCTTCATTACGCCAAACATTCCCTCTGATTCGCTATTGGCAAATGAATTTATAAATGAATCAATTGTCTCTGGCTTTAGAAATGGGGCGCAGGCATTAATAAGAATACAATATTTAAAACCTAGTTTATCATGCCATTCATACATTTCTCCCATAGGATTTCCCTCTGAGAACGCAGATTCTCTGCTTCTGTGAAAAACCTGTAGTCCGTACTTTTCTGCAACATTTTTCAATTCTGGCTCATACGCCGACAAATAAAAAGACTTTTTCCAGTCTATAGCTTTGATATGGGTTATTTTTTCTAGGGCGATGTCCATAATGTTTGTATCAGAAAATGGCAAGAGCATTTTTTTTGGAAGTCGCTCAGATGAAAGCCTGGCTTGTATAACTAAGCAGATATCATTTAAGTCTTTCTTCATTCTATAGTCCTTTCGACAGCCATCCGCCGTCAACATAAATATCTTGTCCAGTGATATATTCAGATAGGTTAGAACAAAGGAATACTACCGTGCCAGCAATATCTTCGGGCTTTCCCCACCGACCCAAGGCCGTCTTATTTTTTCTTTCATTATATATTTTCTCGTTAGACCAGCTTCTTTTTGTCATCTCTGTCTTCATGTAACCTGGCCCTATGTTGTTTGCCCGGATATTATACTTCCCCAAATCAATGGCTAAAGATTTAGTTAATTGTTTCAAACCTCCCTTGCTGGCAACATAAGCAGGGTTGTTGGGGAAAGCTAGTTCAGAATTTAAGCTTGTAATATTAATAATTGACCCACCATGGTCTTTCATTAGGGGCACAATATTTTTGCATATCTTATAGGGAGCAGTTAAATTTATTTTTAACGTCTTCTCCCACATGTTATCTGAATATACCTCTGTATTCTGGGGGAATGTCACCCCAGCACAATTTACAATTCCGTCAAGTTGGGAAGTGTGTATATATAGCGATTCTATTAATTCACCAATCTGCTCATCATTTGTCAGGTCGGCGCATTTCATATAACAATCGTGTTCTTTCTTTTTTAAAGACTCGTATGTTTTCTGCAACTTGCTTCTATCGCTATCAGTCAGAAATACAATAGCTCCAAATTTAGCTAAATACTCACAGATCACCGAACCTAATCCGCCTGCTGCGCCAGTAACTAGAACTCTTTTTCCATCTAACAGTCTTAGTTGCATATAATCATTGGACATTGTATCGATTGACTCGCACTTCTTGAATAATCATATTACTGTCTCTATTCGTAGTAGAATAAATGTATTCGGCCAATTCTTTTGGATCGATAAATGTAGAATAGTCCTGATTGGGTACTTTTTCCCCCATGGGTGTCTGAATCGACCCTGGAGCAATGAAGAAAACTCTTGTACCAGTGTCTCTATATTCCTCAAATAATGATCTGGAAAGTCCAAGGAGGGCATGCTTAGATGCACAATAGAGGGTGGTATCTTTGAACCCTGCGTAAGCAGAAGATGATCCTATATTTATTATTTGCTTTAGATTACCTTTTTTTTGTAGAGATATTGACAAAAAATATGGTGCTCGAACATTTAAGTTAAAACAAGAGTCAAAATCATCTATACCTACTTCTGTAATCGATTCTACATTAAATAAAGCTGCGCAGTTAATCAGGATATCTATACCATCGTCCCAGGAAGAAGCCTGAGACACTACTTTATTTAATTCCTCTGGGTCTTGTAGGTTGGCAGCGATCGTCATAATCGATATTTTACATTGGCTTGATAGTTTAGAATTAATATCGTTTAGTTTATACTTGTCCCTTGCTACCAAACATAAATCATGTCCTGCCATAGCATACTGAGATGCTAGCTCTCTCCCTAGTCCCCCAGTAGCACCTGTTATTAATACTTTCACCTTTTCTTCTATTCCCAGTACCTTAATTTATTGGCAATTGGAATCTCATCGTCGAGTAAAGATTTTTTTCCGTTCCCGAGAATTTTCTGAACTTGTCTAATAGTGGAAACCAACTCTTTTAATTCTTTTGGATTCAAAGAAGCTGACTGATCCGATCCATACATTTCCTTATCTAAGGTTATGTGCCTCTCAATAACTGGTGCTCCTAATGCCGCGGCCACAAGGGTAGGTAGTCCGCCAGATTCATGTCCACTATATCCGACACCACAGCCATACTTTTCCTCTAAAGATTTTATAGTCAAAAGATTACTATCTTCTTCTTTTGTCGGGTAAGTTGACACACAATGCAGAAGAGTAAAGGGGCAGTCATTATTTTTAAATATTTCTACCGCAGCATCGACATGTTCCATTGTTGATAGTCCTGTGGAAATATAAGTATGTTTCCTGCACTTAGCTACTTCATTAAGAAACTCTGTATGAGTTAACATAGCAGAAGCGACTTTATGAAACGGGACATTGTAATTATTAATAAAATATAGGCTTTCAATATCCCAAGCAGAGGATGTCCACTTGATCCCCAATTCTCTACAGTGCTCATCAATTATGTCATATTCTTCCTTCCCGAATTCTAATCCCTCTTTTTGTTGTCTCTGGGTGGTTCCCCAGGGGCTCTCTCGGGGACAGTCAAGGACATCCTCGGAATAAACGGTATTGATAGTTCTTTTTTGAAACTTTACTGCGTCACAGCCGGAACTATGGGCGATATCAATAAGCTTTTTTGCTATTTTTATATCTCCGTTGTGGTTGATCCCCACTTCTGCAATAATAAAAGCATTAGTATCTGACATTGTACATCCTTACATTGTTACATTGAGGTAAATAATTTTCTCTCAGGAACAGTATACACTATGCCACAGAGAATTGTATAGTTAATAATCAATCTCCTTTCGCTAGGCGATAGCTATCACTATCAAAATGCTGTGTTGAAAATTCATATAACTCAGTATCCTCAAGAGCAATAATGCGATGGCGAAGTCCTCGTGTTACGTGGAACCTCTCACCCTTTGATAAAATAAGCTCGTTGGACTCTTTAATATCATCGGACTCACCATATTTTACTAGAACTCGTCCAGATTGTATATAAAAGACCTCATCTTTAAGCTTGTGATAGTGCCAAGAGCATTGTTTTCCTTTTACGAAATATAGAAGCTTTCCACAATATTCTTCTGAGTTGGCGATCCATTTTTCGAATCCCCACCCCTTTGGGACAAAATTAACTAATGAGGTATCAGGCTTCTTCATTGTTGGATATCCTCTAATCTAACACGGGGTATGTTTTCATATAGAGAACTTTGAGATGAAACAAGATGTAAAGATATTCCCTTGGACTGTAGCCAATAATACAACTCTTTTGATGCGGATCTTGTTTCCCCTATCTCCCAATCTAACATGTCTCCCCGGTTCAACAAATCCAATGTTGAACCAAAAAAGTGGTTATATTCGTCAACCTTGGTGATGTTCTTGGCGCTCAAGTCCCAACCAAGGGCATATATGTTCTTTACCCCAAGATGAACTGCTGTATATATGACTGTCTCTAGCATGATCCCTGGCCCTGATGGTCTTTGGTGTCCGTTGCTTAGGAGAAACTTATCAAAGTTCTTAGTGCGGCAAATAAACTCATTGTTTTTCTCCGTTCGGATCGGGACTTTTAGGAAAATATCATGTTCTTGATACGGAGACCACCGAAGAGCGGGAGAATAATTACTAGAAGTTATAGAAATAGTATCGGAATCTTTATAGTCGTAATGTATGAATTTATCCTCTCCTACAGGAAGATTACAACAATTAAAAAAGTGAAAATCACTAATCTCGGGGTGCCGGTTGTATGCCTGTTTCACACTGAGGACTAATTCGTCTGCCAAAAGATCATCAAGTTCCTTTTTAGAATACTCGTTCAATGATTGACCGCAAGTCAAGATATAACAATCTCTCCCCTTATAGGAGTCCTGTAGGCAGAGGATCTTTTCCTCGATTGAACTTGCAGATGCGATTTTAGACTTTAATTTCATTTACTTCACAGACCTCTTCGGCAGTCAGAGCGTGGGCTCCAATTTTTGATACAGTTATGGACGCGCACCGGTTGGCATATTGTATAGATTTTATCATATCTTTTGTATTCAAAAATTCCTCTACCAAAGATGCAAAAAAAGTATCTCCTGCGCCGCAAACATCAAACACTTCAGTCGCGATCGAAGGTATACAGTTGTCCAACCATTGGGCACCAGAGCCACCCAATGTAATAATTATATCATAGTTTATAGGATATTTTACCACCTGTTCAGCTTCTTTTTTATTTATCTTCAAAATAGCACCCTCAAAACATGATAAATCTTGCTTTTTACTATCAACAAAGAAAGGGATTTTATGTCGCGCACACAGAGAAGATATCTTTAAGCACTCTTCGTGCCTAAGAAACCCCTTATTATAATCAGAGATAATTACACAGTCATAGTCTTCTATGTTGTTAGGGATTTTGGATAATGGCTGGAGTGAAGCTCCCTCGCCTTTATCTATTCTCAAAAGTTGCTGGTTGAATTTATTATCGATGAACCTCTCTTTTGTTATTAAAGAAGGGTCATTAGATACTAGAGTTACCTTATTGTTGAATGCCAGAATATTTTTTTCTACATTTGATGCCATGCCGGGTTTGTGTTCCGTCGAAATCAACTTAAAGACGGGAACTGGCGCTTCTTGACTCAGACGCTCACACACCCCATAATGATACATGTCTGTGCAACTATCACCCAGAAGAAGTATATTGTAAGATTTCAGTGCTTGAATATCCATCTATAACCTCAAAAAAAGATAAAGTTTTTGCGTGTTCTGATCCGATCACCTCTTTGTGTCTGTAATCTGACCCTACCACCATATGATCCGGGTTTAAGTTCTCTAACCGGGATCTTAATTCGTCGTGAGAATCAAAGATAAAAACTTCCGCCACGCCTTTAATATTCTCAAGGAAAAATTTTCTATCCTCTTGGTTATTATAGGGTCGGTCATTACCCTTGGAAGATCTCACCATTCGATCACTATCGATACCAACCACTAGATGATCTACTCTCTCAGTAAGAGAACTTATTAATCTTAGGTGGCCAACATGTATAATGTCAAAACATCCGTTAGTGAATCCTGTTAACACTTCTTAGTCCAGAGAAAATTCGTTATACGCCACATCAGACTCCGAGTGGTTTATCCAGTTGTTAATTAAGATGTTTCTCATGTAGGGGTGGAAGTGAGGCTCTTCGCTTCCAAGGTAATGTTTAGTTACCTTTTTCAGAGATGGTATAACTTCCACATAATTAGCCAAGCACGAATCTACACACATAATAGCTTGGGCATTTTCTAACACCATCGTCCAGTCATATATTTCGTAACCTTTAATATAAGAGAAATTGATTGGATTGGATACTTCCACTTCTGGGAGTTTTTTTCCATTCTTATACTGGTGTACTATGGAATATTTTTCGGATCCATACTTTTCTTTAGCGTAAGAAGTGATAAAATTATAGAGCTTCTGTTCTTTTTCTAAGTCGCGGGTCCAGCTATAATTCCACCTCTCTTGCAGAGGAACATTGGCGAGAAAATATTTTAAGTCAATCCAGTTTCTATTTCTTTTTGAGAAAATCTGGGTCATTTGATTATTTATGTCATTACGATGTCCTGGAAATGTAAAACAAAAATCTAAAACCTCGTATTCTTCTTGGTCGGGTTGCTTGGTCAACCACGCCGCCAACTTTCGAAAGAATTCAACCCCCGCCATTATAAACACATCTGGGTTATTTGCATCGATGCGTGTATTTGTGTAATAAACATAAGGATTCATCGACACCCCCAAGGAGAATGTCTTGATGTCTGGGAACTGTTTAAAATAATCTATATAGTTATCAAATACGGGCCACACTACCTCGTATCCTTGATCCGCATAATATTGTGCGATCGGAGTGGTGATAACTATATCCCCCATTTTGCCGGGTTGAAGGATTAATTTTTTCTTCATCAGAGATTTTGTGTCTTAAATAAAGCAAAGTCATCCTCGTCTAACCCCGGTTTCGGAGCTAAATCGGGATGGCTGCCAAGGGAATCCAATATCTCATTTAAGAATTTAGAGTATATTTTTTCTTCCGAAAACTTATTTCTTATGTGTTCTTGTAATATCTTTGCATCATTTCTATAAGATGTAGGAGATTCTAATAACGATCTCATATTTTTCTTAAAATGCTTTTCATCGATATATGCCCATTGTGACCCTTCTATGATAATTCCTTGCATAATTGCACGGGGATCTACCGGCTTTAGCTCAAAACGAGTTTTAAGGAATAGGTTTTTTGACCTTACCTTTCCGGATGTCTCGTTTACTACCGGGGCCTTTAAAAAATCCAAATACCCAGACCAAGTTGGTGCTATTACCGGAAGCCCTGAATATACTGCTTCAAATACCGGGAGTCCAAAACCCTCTCCATGAGTAGTCGTTACATATCCGAATATTCTAGGATCGCTATACAATGAATGAAGCTCGTCCTCGGTTAGGCGTCCGTGTAATAGATGAATCTTACATTTGCGTTTATCCTTTGGGTCTATCGCTTTAAGCATTTGCCCAATTAGTTGGCTGGTGTTTCGACGGTCAATAATTGAGTCTGTTACCATATTTGCCTTTAACACTAGTCCAACTTCTTCTTCCTTAAATTCTTCCACAAAAGATCGGATAAGAGCCTCAACATTTTTTCGTGGAGCGAACTGAGCAACAGATAAGAAACATTTCTCTGAGATATTTAAATTTTTAGAGAAATCATCAGGAATATATTCCTTGACCGGGTACCCTATCACCTTGGGATTATTCTCACAACTAAGGGTTCCAACATGGTTCCCTTGTTTATCCTGTAGTGGGTAAGCGTGCTTAGTGAGGGATGTACTAGCATGCTCAGATATCGTAATAACCTTATCCATCTCATTACAATTGCGGATCCATTCTGGGTTACACCTATCTGTTTCAACCGCCGCTGTGATGCCTATATTTATTGGAGCTATTTTCTTCCACTCATTAGGAAGAGCAACCTGGAGGGAAATGTCATATTTACCTTCCTTATACTGTTGTGTCCTCTTGATGCAATTAATGATGAATTTGTTTTCGGGTGTGTCCCTGGTGTCTGTAGACGTTGCGCCCCAGGATGTTGGTGCTATATAAATATCAAACTTCTCTATGTTCCTGATAAGAGAACGCAAAACACACCTGGCATGCTCACCATACCCACTATTCGACAGGATTGGGCCGACTAATAATACTTTTTTAACCTTGTTGCTCATACTGTGTTTAACTCCCAAGATTGATAATTTTTTCTATTCTCCCAAGATCCACAACTTTCATGGAGTTCTAACATTGTTCTAACCCAAGTTTCTTTGAAGTTTTCGAAATTATAATTCTTCATTACATGTTCCCGACCTTTTTGTCCTAGGGCTGTTCGATCTTCGGGCGTCATGTTGTATATCTTTTCCAAAGCATTGACAAAAGACTCTTCGCTGACCCTATCCTCATAAATAAATGGCACGTTTAGAGAACCTATTAGTGACTTAGAAGTTGGCTCAAGTCCGACGCCAAACCACTCTTCTCCGTCTGTTACTTGCTCCTGTAAGCCACCAGTCATTGACACGATGATTGGAGTTGCACAAGCAAGAGACTCTAGAGTTGCCAATCCAAACCCTTCTGCGTCAGCAATGTTTACCGTACAATCTGCCCATCTGTAGAAGTTACACAATTCTTCAGCCGGCATCTTCTGAACAGAAAATACAACCTGTCCTTTGTTTAGTCCCAAATGTTCTAGGATATAGTCCAAAGGCTGCCCATGTTCATCTCGGATATCAGTATGCATAATTAAGGTAGCCTTATCATGCCCTACTTTATCCAAGAAGGTTTTCCACCAGAACAGTAACGTGCCACTCTGTTTGCGGCGGGCGTTTCGGTTATTCCAAAATACTATAAACTTATCCTCATTCATATGAGGGACAGCATCTCTTATTTCTACACACTTTTTAATTTCTTCCGGCGTTTCGGCTGGGCGAAAAATAGTTGTGTCAACAGCATGAGGAATATACTGCTCTTTAACATCTGGGGAGACTGTCTGGACAATATCACTCGTCACCTTCGAAATAGTGGCGATCATATCGTTAGAATCATAGAAAGATTTGTTGTAAACCGGATAAGGCCTATTATCCCATACATGGTAATAAATCATAGGAACAGCATGTCTGATTTCATGTTCCATTCCCCATAGCCAATGATAGAATCTAGGGTCGGTCATGAAATAAAGTATATCTGGTTCATATTGTGCCAAGAGTACTCTAATTTGCTCTTGTGTACCATAACCATCAACTGGAATGATTTGCCAATCTTCCTCATAGCCCTGGACACGTACAGGAGTATAATCTTTATGTTTTACGGCTGCACCTAGAGAAAGGACAGAGAATTTTCCACTATCCAATAATGCTTGTATTATATATTTTGTCTGAGTGCCGACACCAGAAGGCAACAAGGGGTGGTCGCTCAGTGTTAATATTTTTATCTTCTTTTTCTCTGTCAAAAGAATATCCTCCTATGGACAATGTTCCGTTTGGTAAAACTCACAAGTTCCAAAGCGGTCTTTACAATTTGTACAAGCTGCCCGGTTCTTAATATAGTTCTGTTTATTGATATTATGCAATGCTTTTGTCAAGGCGTTAAGGGCGTCAGTTGTTCTTTTTTTAGCTGCCGTTACACGCACAAACTCTGCCTTCTTTCCGGCCTTGGCTGTCCGCTTCAGCAAAACGAAGTGACAATCCACATCTTTTGGGTCTACTTCATATTTCTGAACATAAAAATGCTTATAGAAGACAAGCTGGTAAGCGAGGATTTTGTCGCTCTTCTTTTCACGCTTCCATCCCCACGAGCAGGTCTTCCAATCAATCAGGTGAACCTTTTCATCCTTTTTGGAATAAACCACAAGGTCGATAAAGCCTTTGAAGTTTTTTTCTGCTTCCGTGAATTCGGTGATGGGCACATAGAGTTGCTCTTCTGCCCTGAGTACTTCCCAGTCCTCACCCAGCTTGCCGAACTTGTCGGTCAGGCAACGGTAAAGGTCAGGAATGATTTCTATTCCACTTACAAGCCACTCTTTGAGTTTGAAATCACGTTTAGCTCTTTGCTGCTCACTCTCGGGCAGAGCCTTCAATTCTTTCAAGAACTGCTCTTTAACTAGCGCCTCAATAGCGCCGGTTTGTCTGTACTTTTCGGGGGAAGTCAAAGTAAACTCACAAACAGTGTGAAGAGCTTTGCCAAAGGCTGTAAAAATATTGCCCTGGAACTGAGTTACTTTATCAATGTAAGTGAGTTTATGGTAGTGAGGGCAAACATGCCAGTTCCGCCACTCAGAATAAGAGATGTGTTTACCTGCCAATTGTAACCTGCTTTCTTAAAAATTTCTCTGATGATGAAGTTCATTAATCTTATCATATAGCATTGGGCTAATTTTTTCTAGGGTGTCGCGCTTCCCTAAATAGTAAGCTTCAAATCCAGTAGCAAAATACTCCCTTAAAGAGACCGACGCATAAGGTCTTATGAATAATCCCGTCGTGACCATCCGGAGCATTGACTTCCCGAGACGCTTGTATAGGAACTCATCAAATTTTTCGTCATACCTTAGATTATCGAAATTATAATCCTTCAACCAGTACCCTTCGCTATGAAGTTCAAATTTTAGGCTAGTCCTTTTTCCAATGAATTCGCGAACAATTGACTTATCTCCATAGATCAAATCTGTGTATACTGCTTCTAAATGATGAGCAAACTCATGAACTACATCATCTAGAATGCTTTTAGAATCAGCTTGGTCGTGATTAATATAGAATATTCCATCGTCGTAAAGGGCAGTGAAATTCTTGTCCCGAAGGTCAATAAAATTGCCAATTTTAACACTTTTCAAGCCTGTGAAATAGTGTGATGGAAAATGATTCTCGACAGCCTTAAATACTGCATCTAGGCTAACGTTCTCTGGTGGAGGTTCCAACTCTTCAACCTCAATGCTTCCAAATTTAAAATATCGAGTAGTATTTTCTACTTTTTCAGTAATATAAGTTATCACAGGATTTCAGCCGCTAAAGTTGCCAATTTTGATCTCTCTCCCTTATATAGCGTCACATGCCCAGAAATGCTATATTCCTTAAATTTCTCTACAGCGTGAGTCAACCCATTCGAGACAGCATCAACATATGAATTATCAATCTGTTGAATATCGCCTGTCAGGACTAATTTAGTACCATGCCCCACTCTAGTTATTATAGTCTTTAATTCGTGAGTTGTTAAGTTTTGTGCCTCGTCAACTATCATAAAGGCGTTTGAGATCGACCTGCCTCGAATATATGTCATGGCCTCAATCTCTACAATTCCTTGTTCCATGTGCATCTGAAGTGCCGTCTTGTCCCCAAAAAGATATTCTAAGTTATCACGTATAGGAGCTATCCAGGGCAACATCTTCTCCTCTAGAGTGCCGGGCAAAAACCCAATATCTCGACCCATGGGCTGTACTGGCCTTGTGATTATCAATTTATCGTACCCGCCGTTAGCTTTTGTATTATGTAAGACCTGTTCTAGTCCGCAAGCTGCTGCTATAAGTGTTTTACCAGTTCCTGCCTGTCCTGTCAAGGATATTATCTGAATGTCTTTATCAAAAAGGAGATCCATGGCGTATTTCTGTTCTTTGTTTTTCGCCGAAAGTCCCCAGATGTCTCGATAAGTATAAATCTTTTGCAGAGGTGTTTCGTAGTTTTTGAATCGACAAAGCGCTGTCTTCTTTGGATCTTTCTCTGATTTAAGCACCAAATAGTGATTTGGGAACAATTTTGATTTCTGGTCTGGCAGAAAGACTTCTATATCGTTGTAGAAATTCTCCACCAACTCATCAGGTACAACAATCTCCGAAGAGCCGTCATATAGGTTTTCTACAGATTTTACTGCTTGTTGAGGCTGATAATCATAGCACTCTATCCCGAACGAGTCACATTTAACTCGCATATTAAGATCACGAGAGATCACGGCGATATCGTGGCCCTCTATTCTCAGTCGAAGAGCAACAGCAATTATTTTGTTATCGGAGTCTTCTTGATCCATGCCGGCGGGCATATATCTTGGATCATATTGTGCGGCAAAGACTTTACCTTTTCCGCTGCCAAGTGGAACGCCATGTAATAAACTTCCTTTTGAGCGAAGCTTATCTAACACTCGATTCATTGTCCTGGCATTTAAGCCTGCTGTATCTTGTCGGTGTTTGTGCCGGTCAATCTCATCTAGTACAATAGTTGGAACTGCAACGTTACTTCTGCCAAAAGAAAAAAGAGACTGTGCGTCTGTTAAATAAACATTAGTATCAAGTATAAGAGTTTTTGTCAATTTACCACCAATCTTAAAGGCATATAATAAATAGATTCCCCACAAAAAAAAAGCCGCCCGAGGGCGGCTGGTGGAGGTAGGGAGAATCGAACTCCCGTCTTGTCCAGTTTCACAGAAAGGTCATTCACAAGGTTAGGCCTGTTTTTTTCGTCGGACAGCCCGCTTGACTAGATCATCTTATTGTGGCTGAGATAATCAAAAGCCTTAAGGTTCTCAAATACGGCTTTCTGTTTATCGGCTGCCGTCGCCTCAAGAGAGGTCAGGTTTTTAAGCTGCCATCTCCATGTTAAAATCGTCGTTTGCGATTAAAAGTTTAAGCGTTTTTAGTGAGCCACGCTTCCCTCACCCTTGCACCTTTTCTACTTCCCCGTCAATCGATACCGGTTACCCCCATTACTATAGTACTATATAGCAATACGCTAGAGTTGTCAACTTATTTATTCTTACTTATATGCTAGCAGAGTTTTAAGCTGTTATAGTTAGAATAAAGTAGTAAGAAGTAAAGAATAGTTTAGATTAGTTGTTAAACAGCTTGCAGCTATTATAACGAGCCCTGAGAAAGTGTTAAGTTTTATTTTTAAAGTTCTAAGCCGAGATCTGCTTCGCCGGCTGGGGCGTCGGGTGCGAATTCGCTGCCGGCAGATGCAGTGTCATGCTTCTCTTCTTCATATTCCTTGGTAGAAACATCTGGAAGCTCATTGGCCAACTCATCTTCAAACTTATCAAAATAGAGGAGAAGATTCGTAAGCAGGTACTCATAAAACATATTACGGTCTTCATCGTCCGCCAATAGGTCATAGGCGTCTACTATTTGTTTTTCTATTTTTTTAAATGTTTCCGCAGCAAAGTTGCGACCTGTTTCATTTTGATCGTCAACTCTTACAAACTCATCTTCTACTGGTGCGGAGTCCTCGATATCGATGAACTCACCTTCGACGGATTCGGCTGCCTCATCATCAACAACCATAGCTACTTTTTCTAAAAGGATATCGGCATCAATTTCATACTCAAAGCGTTCTTGGACGTCTTCTGCGTCTTTATTAACTTCAATCGGACGTAAAGTATTCTTAACAGCGTGGATTATATGAGTCCTAAATGACTGCCTCTGCGCTTCTGAAGTAGTAAGCATTTTGTAACCATCTCCCAGAACAGGTACGATGCTTTTTAATAAATCAGCTAGCACATTTATTCCAGTAAAGCTATTTGGCTCTTCTGTGCCTGTTTCCGTTTCAAGTATCATCCGACGAATTACTTTTCGAAGCTTACCTTCATTCTGTCTTTGTTCTAGGATCTTATTTTTAATTCTTTTACGAACGTGTTCGCGAATTACTTGTTCGGCTATCATTTGTTGTCTATCTATATTTTTCATAGTATTATAATTACTTCCGCCTTTGTCGTTTTGCCCGCTTAACTTTAGGTTTTTTTACTCTACCGGGAGTATAGGGGTTATAGGTATTGGGTGGCCCGAAGCCAGAACCACCGCCAGAAACGGCTCCGGATCCCATCGCCGAGATCTCGTCTATCATAAAGTCTACGTGCTCGTTATATGATTCGTTTGGATGAAAAATATTCCATATTTCATCTGAATCGATAACTTTTGGTACAAAAGTATTGAAAAGGACAGCGTCATTCATGGCTATAGCTTCTCTAGCATCTTCACCATTGTAAGGGGTTCCATCAGGACGAGTCACAGGATCTTCCTCTATTATTTCTACATTGACACCAGGATTTTTTCTTTCAGCATAAGACTGAGCCCCGTTATACCTTGTATCTCCGACATCTTTTGAACTCTTGATTAAATAAATAGTATCACCGGCTCTCGCTTTGACAGGATCAGCTACAAACTCATAAACTGAGGTGATTGGGCTGCGATAATCCGCAATTTCCACTTGGATATTATCCGGAGCATCACCGGATTGCAGATATTGATTCCAAATTTCTAACGACTGTTGAGGGTTTACTTCAGGCTTAGAAGATGGAGAAATTAAAACAACCACCTCTCCTTCATTTCCAAGTTTTTTAGCCATTTTTTTAGCGAACTCATAATGTCCTCTATGGGGTGGTTTAAATTTCCCTGGGAAAAGGGCAATCTTTTTTCCATTGGTGTCTCCCGAGTTCTTAATGCCTTGTGTATATGATCTCTCATTATTTAATGATTCTTTTACACCTTTGTCTTGACTTAATTGTTGAGCCATTTCATCACTAATCGTGTTAGAATCTTCAATCGCTTTTTCCCCTGATGAAATAGCTTTGCTTCTTTTTCGGAAAGTAAAATACTGCGTGATATTTTCAGACAAATCTTTAGTAGCCTCAAAGACATTCAAAAGATTATCAGACAAGTATTTCATATATTGTTCAGCGACTTGTACAATCTTATTGGAATTATAAGGTAAAGATCCTAATTTTTCATAATCAACCATAGGAGCAATGCTTCTTAATTGGGCGGGACTAATAGACCATTGTCGCTGGGAAGATTCGACCAATAATGATTCGTTCAGCCTTTCATTCCAAAGTCTTCGACATTCTTTTACAGAATATGAAGTATCTTTTCTATTTCCAGGAGTCTTTACCTCTTCTGAGTCCACTTCTACTTCTATATCTTCTCCGTCAGGTACCTCATCCGTTATGGCTATTTCTTCTTCTTTTTCTTTGTTGCTTAGTTTTCGAGCCCGTTCTTTAGGGTCGTAACCATAAGTTGTTTGCAAGAGTTCATATTTTGTATCCCAATCTTTTGTTCGTTTAAGTTTACGAATAGATTGTTCAACTGTTTTTCCGGGGAGTTGAAACAAATAAGCTTCTTTAACTAATCCGCCTGTAGCCCCTCTTATAAGAGCTTCCATAAAATTATCTCTAGTAAAAGTAAATTTCTCAAGGACAATTTGTTCACCATCTTTTCTACCAACGATGTAAACCATGAGTCCAAATTCTTCTAGTGCATCTATGAGATTAGTATAACTTCCTTCAATATCTGTTATCTTACCTTTTTTTCCGGGAGCTAATCCCTTTAACAATTTGAGACTTACTGGTACACTTTTACCACCACCAAGTTCAGAGAAAGCAATTAAATCTTGAATAGGGAGATTACCCTTTTCAGTTCTGCCGGCAACTTGCTTACCGCGAAGTAATCCGGCCATAAAACCTTCAAAAACAAAACCGGCAGGCGATTCACCAAATGATTCAATAACAGCCCTAATAGATTCCAGAAGAATCAGAGTACTGATAATTCTACGAGGAGATCTGATTCCTCCTCGGGGATTGTTAATAGAATCATTTAAGAACTGTAATTTTTCTTGAATAGTTGCACCACCACCAACGGTATCAAATATTCTTTGAATCTGTTCTCTTTCCATAGAATTGGGATCACCCCAAGCTTCTGTAGGAGTAAATTTTGGCAATGAAAGCACAAAGCGTTCTGCTTTACTAGGTTCAGAAGATATTTTCTCTTCCTCTTCTTTTATAATATTTTTAGAAAAGATTAAGGACTCATTATTTGTTTCGGGGTTTTGTGGGCCGCGGCTATATTTTGTAGGGTCAACCATTCCTAAAATCTGGTTAAGAGGGGCGAAATTACCGGTGAATTTGTAAGTGTGCCCGTTATAATCAAAAACAACTCCCTCAATAGGGGTAGAGATATTCACAAAGTCCTTAATCTTGTTTAGGTGCCTTTGCATTATCTCTATGGCGGCAGGATCTTCTGAACCTGTTGCCGTAAGGGCGTTTACTGCGTTTGCTAAGTTATTTTGAAGTCTTTCGGTTTCCTTATCGTTATCAAGAATAAACCGGCTTTCCATTCCTTTTAGCAACTCTACAGTAAAATCATGAATCACATTTTCAACTGGCTGAATCGCTTGTTGAAGTATATTGGATTTTGATGCTATAATAGCATTTAGGTCTTGCGTATCTTCTGGAGATAGTCCTTTTTTGATTGCCCTAAGTCCCACATTACTTGGGAGCTTCAACAAGTAGTTTGTTATTTCTTCCTTTTTTAAATCATTGAGATCGGTATCTAACCCACTGTGAACTCGTTTGTATAAATAATCACCTACAGTATCGTTATCATTTAGTCCCTCTCTACCGATAATAGAGTTAATTTTAGTAATGGCTGTACGCAAGGGAACATCATCAGACATCTTTTTTAATTGAAGAGCCGCGTCTCTTATAAGTGAAAAGTCATGATTCTCTAGGGCTTTTTGTATTCTATCAAGATGCGAATCTAAGATTTCTAACCTCTCTGTGAAATCCTCAAAAATCTTGTCCCCTTTTCCGTCCTTTGCTTTCCTGTCAAATCGATAATGACCTTTATCGTGTATTTTGAGTGTTTTAGAATCATAGTTGATAATATTTGGATTATCCGGATCCATCACTTCTGCATTATACCAAAAGTTCGTATCTGGTCCAAAAACCTTCTCTCTAGCTTCTGGGCTCATTGTTTCTACTGCTTTTTCGAAAGCATCAAAAGAATTTGTAAAGGCATCATACAGTGTACCACGCCCAGCAAACTTATTAGCTAATCCCATTGCATCAACACCCTTGTTACGAAGATGCGTAAGGTTCCTAGAAGCTTTGGCTTTCCCCTCTGGTATTGAGTAAGATAAATATAGATTTTGCCCATCTAGCTTTTCTTCTACATCTAAGTCTGCGTTGGCCGCGGCTTGTAGAATTTCTTTCATTTCCTGGAATGTTAAATCGGGATTGTCATATAAATGAGACATATGCCCGGTCTTACCATAAACACCGCCCATTTATTTTTCCTCGTTTAGTAGACTAAGCTCTTCTTCAAGCTTCGAAACTTTTTCGTTAAGACTTCGAAGTTGTCTTTTAATATTTCTTACATGCTCTTTGGCTACGTGTATTCTTTTGTTGTCCCTCTGAGTTGACACTTTAACATTCGTAATTATATCGTATAATGCCTGAACAGAGGCAAGTGGATCAACTTTGACATCCTCATTAAGAATGAACCTTTTAGTAATAGAATTCCACATCTTTTTCTCCTAGGCTTGAGATATGACTTTAAACATAGACCCGCTTATCTCAATCTTAAACTGCTTTTTTGCGCCGGTACTATCAGTTCCATGTAGATATAAATAGTTATCTCCTGGGTCATTTGAACCGGAAATGTATATACCAGCGCTGGCAGTCAAGGTAGCGCGGCTAGAATCATATTGAAGTTGTGGAATACCCTCTACCCTATTCGCATCACCAGTAGCCCTTAATATATAGCCGTTGATATTGTTTGTGATTGTTACGCCGCCACCGCCGCCACCACTAGAACCGGATGGTACTTGATCCCCGCCCATCTCTTTTGTGATCGGCCCCAGCATTCTCCGCGGGATAGGGTCTCTCATTCTGTACTATATCCGTAGGTCGTTGCCTGGGTATTACCGCCGTTATCAACAGGGTAGTATCGGATCACATAACCGAGGACACTTATAGCCGAAGCGTTATCTTTGGTTTTGACAAATACTTTTAAAGGGCTAGATATGTCTGTGCTTTTGTGGGGGATCCCTGGATAACATAAAGTAAGCCCAGTCATAGACGATACCGGCGTTATAATATTGTTTATTACGAAAGCATCTGAGGAATCAGTAGCAAATGACATTGACAAATTGTAATCCGAAGTGGAATAATTGTAGGCATACACATATAATTCTTCCATGGCATTAGTATTAACCGGAAAGGTGTGAATTAAAGTCTCGCTTGTCCCAACGGGTACTGGTGAGCCGCTCAGACTAACGGATAAGGGAAATCTTGCAGACCCTGCACCCACGACAGAAGGAGCTTGGTCGAGTGCCCTTTGAATATTTTGAAAATTTTGTTCAGCCATAGTTACTTAAGTATTTTACTGACCGAAAACTTCACTAAGTTTTGTTTTCATCTTTTGCATCCAGCTTCTTTCTATTGTAGTTTGTCTATCTGTACCAGAAGACTTTCTACTTTTTTCGAAAAGTTCCATTTCCCCTTTAACTATTGACTTTTTAAGAAATACTCTGATAGCTATAAGCGGTGAAGATAGCCCAACATTCTCGATGATAGAATAGCCAGCAAAAATAACTCCTATAAGTTCATTTTTATCATTTAAAATTGGAGACCCGCTAGATCCGGGTTTTGTGGGGATTGTATAAATAGAATACCCCCTACTGTGATACCCTGAGAAAATTCCTTTAAACAGTAGCACTGTCCCAGGCCAGAATAATCCATGAGGTGCAGCCATATTTGTAACAAGCTCTCCTCGCCTAGGTACCTTTTTTGCTATTTTGAGAGTAGGAGGGTTCCCTAGTACATCTGAAACTCTTAACAAACAAAGATCGAAGCGAGAATTAATACTTACTACTTCTGCGTCATGTCGTGAACCATTTAAACCTACAGCCGTAAAGACTGAGCCATTATTCGTCACCTTATATCCGTTGATGTTTTGAACCTTTGGAATACTGGATTGGCAGGAGTGACCGGCCGTTAAGGCGTAAGAAAAACCTTCAGATACCTCACTGTGAAAAACATACGCACCGGAAGAGACATAACGCATTATTGCTTTTTGGCATTTGCTTTCCTTAGTTTCAGGATCTTGCCCACAACCTTCAAGCTCCACAGATTGTTGAATTTGTACAAACGCGTGCATCGGCAACAACCCTACTTCTTTCTCTTGACTAAAGTTAATCGTGGCACAACCGGTCATACAACTTGTCAGGCAAAGTAACCATATTGTAAGAAACTTGACGTAAAAAGGTGTTTTTTTCTTCATATCGTAGTAACTAGAGTGAAGGGATACTATTTATCCACAGTAAATCTGGTTATTAATTTCACGAAAGGATTGGATCAAGATATGATAAACAACATTATGTTGTTCGGACTTTTAATATTTGGAAGCCAAAGTATTGACTTTCCTCAAATTTGGCAAAAGGTCGAAGGCGAGTGGTCATACATTGGACAGATTAAAGAAAAAACACAAATTCTTGTCTGGATAGAAAAGAAAACAAAAAGCCCAAACAACGAGATACTTATTAAAGAGATAAAGAAGATGCCTTTTATTACTTTATCTCCCAAGGGAAAGGTAGTTGAGATAAGCCCTCTCCCGTAAGGAGAGTATCTTGACTAAATTCCTTACAAAAAGAGTTATACTTCTGGGGATACTTGCTATCTCTTGCGCCGCGGCTCTTTATTACCAAACAAAAGCCAACAATATACATCAAACTGTATTTGCGGCAAAATCCACATTTTATATGCCGGGGCAGAACAATAACTGCAAGTGGGTCATCCATATTAGCGATAGGATAACCACCTTCCCAGGTGATACGTCTTCCGCTCAAATCGGAATACCCGAAGTAATAAAAGATGGCTATATTTCTGGGATCTTACAAAACGGCCCTGGGAACTCACTCCTTCTAGCTTTTAAAACCCCTTCCCAATCAGATAATACGCCTCCAATTGTTTTGACGGCGATGTATAATATGGAAGATCTTCCCTTGAAGAAGATTCGATTTCGTGTATTCAATAGTACCGTCATGACCATGGTATTATATTCGACTTTTGAAAGTTGCGCTGAGGATACGATGAAGTGAGACGTTTATTATTATTTTTGGTGCCCGCGATCTTGCTCGCAAGCTGCTCTGCATGTTTAGATGATGATGAGTTAATTGCGCTAGAGTGTACGCCGGGACAAGAACAGGTGTGCAATCATCTTGGTGAAATATATGCCAACATGAACCCAGCTAAACTCCCTACTATTCCGGGACAATGTTCATATGGCACCAGGAGGTGTACTTTTAATGGTTGGGGAGAGTGTCATGGTGCAGTTGCACCAACAAGCGAAGAATGTGATGGAATAGATAATGACTGCGACGGAGCCGTAGACGAAACATATCCAGAACAACACATGCTGTGCGGGTTTGTTGAAGGAGCAGATTATGGTGTGGGCGTCTGCACTCCTGGCGTAATGAAATGTGAAGAGTCAGACCTTTTCTGTGATGGGCACGTTGGCCCGCAAGAGGAAGTGTGTGACGGATTAGACAATAACTGTAACGGAACAATTGACGAAGGAGTTGCCAACACAACAGCCATTGTTTGTTATGATGGGCCGGCTGGCACAATGGCTGTTGGCGAATGCAGGGCAGGAGTTAGATATTGCCAAGAGGGTGGTTTTGACGGGCCTTGTGATGGACAGGTTTTGCCTGTACCTGAGCGTTGTGATGATTTAGACAACGACTGCGATGGTGAAGTTGATGAGGGCTTCGATAATCGTGGAGTGGATATTGTCTTTATTATCGATATTTCCGGATCGTTTGATGACGAGATAGAATCAATGATAGAGGGCATTGCTCCTCTTTTAGACGACCCTTTGACAAGCAACTTTCGATTTGGTCTGGCTGTCATAGGTAGACATTCCCTTGGGGCATATGAGCCAGCTTTAACCCGTCATTCTGAGATGGTCACAAACTTCGTTGACGCTGTGGATTTTCTTCCATATCTTGAGTCCATCCGTCAGCTTCCTGACGGTGGTGTCGAACCATCAATCGACGCTCTAAAATGGTCGATGAACGGGTTGTATCCCTTTGGCTGGGAAAGCGGGAACCAAAAAGTAATAATACTAATGACAGACGAGATATCTCAAACAATTGTTGGCACAGACGTGAGAGAAGTCAATCAATTGGCGCTCGATGGAGGCTTTGAAATATTCATCTTTGCCCTACTTGAACATCATCATACTTTTTTAGAGTTGGTTCGTGGCGAGCACGATCGCCTATTCACTCCGGTCACTAATTCTGAGACTGTTTTCCGGCAGATTAGGCAAATCTTCAATGACCTCTGCATCGGGGGAGAGTAGTTCTTCCTCTTCCACTTGATCATTCATTTGGTGTACTAGGGCAGCAACGTCCTGAAGCTCTACAGCCATTTGTGCCGCCACGGCTGTAAGTCCTGTCATAGCCTTTATAATATCTGATGGTTCGCCTTCGTTGATTTCCTTATCGAGCGCTTTAAGGGCTTCTTCTCTGAGAGTGTTATTTCTTTTCACAATAAGAATAAAGATATTCTTCAGTATTGGGCGAAGATCATCGTCATTAACTACAACTGCTATTTGTCTTTTACTTTGTTCGTTCATTTTTTAATTCCCCTTGAATCCATTAAAAACTTGATAATCTTTTGTTTTTGTTCCTCGGTTTCGGCGTTTGCCCAAGCCCAGGCTGTAGACTGCTTCATATTATGTACTTCTTTGACTAACATTTTTATGTTATTTTCTAAGAGAGCGACGGATTCTGGGGATAGTTCCACTAATTCTATATTGAGCGTGCCGGCTATCTCTAACAGCTTCGCAAGATTATCTTCTTCATAGGCTCTGGCCGCAGCATTAAATACTTCAGCATATTTATCATCTCCTATTTTGTCTGGATGTGTTTTTGATACAATCTTACGATAAAGAGTCCTAAGATCCTTGTTTTTTGGAATTGACTCTCGTTCTTCGAACTCTTCTATATCTTCTGGTTCAGAATCCTCGGGTATATCTTCCTCTTTATTGTCTGTCTTCTCTGCTTTATTTTCAGCGTCTTCTTGTTTGGGCTTCTCCTCAGCCTCTGGAGAAACTTCATAGTATTCTGGGTAATACTTTCTCATATATTCTTGAATTTCTTTTTCTTGGCCGGAACAAGCCTCTTCTACTTCTTCTTTCTCTAATTTTAGAAAGGCATATTGAAGAGTTAGCTTTTTGAGTTTTATGCGGGACATATTATAAATAGATATAAAAAAACAGGGAGCCGAAGCCCCCTGTTTAAAAAACCAGTTATGTTATCTAAGATTATGCAGTTCCCTGTGCGGCTCTTAGAATACCACCAGAAACCATGAGCCGGAAGTTAGCAATTTGCCCAGCAGCATTAGTTCCCTGAATCTGGAAGGATGGAATGTCATCCCAGGCCGCGGCGGCTATGTCCTGCACAGTAACATCACCGACGTACGAGATGCTTCCGAACGAAGAAGCACCAGTTGAAGTAATAGCACCACAACCAACCTCGCCGAGACCACTTACGTTGCCGCTTGTGTCAAAGGTGTAGTTGCCATCGGTAAAGACACCATCAATCGTAAGATTGCGAATGGTGCCAATATCCTTGTTAGCATCCAAGACAAGAGCCTTGTTTGCAGCAGCCGTACCATCAGTAATACCATCAAGTTTTTCCATGTCGGCTTCATTTAGATCGGCAGATCCAATGACGAAGCTTGAGCCGGCTGTAATCATACCAGTTGAAGTAACAGCACCGACCGACGAGATGCTTCCAAGCGTAGAAGCACCAGTTGAAGTAATAGCACCACAACCAACTGTACCGAGACCACTTACATTGCCGCTTGTGTCAAAGGTGTAGTTGCCATCGCTAAAGGTACCATCAATCGTAAGATTGCGAATGGTGCCAATATCCTTGTTAGCATCCACGACAAGAGCCTTAGAGGCTTCAGCCGTGCCGGCAGCAGCTACATTGGTGTAGTTAAGATCGCCAGCCGAAGCATCAACCAGAACCCCACCAAGCTTAAGACCGTTGGTTCCGTCGTGAGACGCAATATCAAAGTCATAAGCACCGTCTTTCTGCGTGGTGTCACCAGCGGCACTGAATGTCCACAAATCAGCAACCGAGTCAGGTCCCAATGTAGAGCCGTCATCCATCGAAATGGAGGCGACACTAGCAAGGTCACTTAGAGCCAGGGTGGTACCACCAGCGATGGCACCACAAGCAGACAAACCAGCCGAGTTGAACGTAGCACCAGCGCTGTGAACCGACTGAGCCGTAAAGGTACCGACACCATCAACTTGCAATGTAGATGCCATATCTACGGCACCAGTCACATTCAGTTTAGCGGGGACGTGCAAATCGGTGTGGATAGCGCGGAGGCCTGGAACAGCCTCAAACCCTGTCCCGTCTGAATTACGTAGCTGGATCGATCCCGTCAAACCCGCGGGCGCAACCGCGCTCGATTGAGCTTTCAGGTGATTAAGCGCCTGAATAATTGTTCCGGTATCTGAACCGAACGAAGAACTAAGATATTGCTTTTGCTCCGCAGCGGTCGTCAAGGACGCCTTCGTGGGCAACCCTTTAAAGCTGCCGGTGTTGGCGCTGTACTGAATACCACCTAGAATATCTACATTAACCTGCATAGATTTACCGATTGTTGAACCGGATAATACATTAGCCATAATATTTCCTCCTTGAGAAATATAAAAAGTATTATAACATTTTATATAAACGATCGCCGCTAAAACGGCGACTATTGGAACTCTTTGTAGGAAACTGTTTCATAACCGTAGTTATGAGGGCTCACTGAGTTAGTAGAGTGAGCGACCCTTATACGTTTTAATTAGACTCTTTATTCATAAAAGAACGTCTTTAATATATATTTTTTTTGTTCCCGGAAATTTCTGAGTCCACGTAATCTTTAGGGCAAAAAAAGATAAATAAAAAGCCCCCCGAAGGGAGCCCTTTATTCTTGGAGGAAGAGGTGGGGTTCGAACCCACGGTACATCGCTGTACAAGGCATTTCTAGTGCCTCACCATCGACCACTCGGACACTCTTCCCTGGAGCGGACAGTCGGGTTCGAACCGACGACATTCAGTTTGGAAAACTGACACTCTACCAACTGAGTTATGCCCGCATGGAGCCGCTTATCTGATTCGAACAGATGACCGGCAGTTTACAAAACTGCTGCTCTACCCCTGAGCTAAAGCGGCTTTTGGTAGGGGATCAGGGACTTGAACCCTGAACCTATCGATTATGAGTCGAGTGCTCTGACCAATTGAGCTAATCCCCTATATCCTTTCTTAGTTATTATATTCCTTTTCCACGAGTTTTTTAAATGTCTTTTCGATCCCCGGATTTACGAGCCGTGCGTGAGGCATAATGTCATGCCGGATAATGCTGCGCATGAACTTTCTGTCTGCGTTTCCGGGGTCAACCAAATATGGAACTTCTTTTCTATAACACCAAGCTTCCAGCGAGCGTTTAGAGGTAGAGATAAATGGTCGAATGACGTTTTTGTTGTTGTAGGGCATTACCTTGCCTGCGCCATGAATCGAAGAGAACAAAAACCACTCTATCACGTCGTCTAAGTTATGACCCGTGATGATGGGCATATCAAAGCTATGTAGGAACTTGTAACGCTCGTCACGCCAGTGCTCTTCGAGTGATTTGTGCGGAGGACAATCATTATAATTAACTCCTATCACAAAGGGAATATTTCTATTATCGCAAAAGTTCTTTACAAATCTTTTACATTTCTTCCCGAAGTCGGTGCCGTGGTCGAAATAAACTGCGGTCACATCGTGATTGTTGCTGAGAAAATCTAAAATAGCCATGGAGTCTGGTCCGCCGCTGACGGCGACTCCTAACTCTCTCGGCAACTTTCCCAAAATTCGCAACATTGAAACTCCTTGGCGATTCCGGCAGGATTCGAACCTGCGACCCACGGCTTAGAAGGCCGTTGCTCTATCCGACTGAGCTACGGAACCAATTGTTGTAGGGACGGTGGGGATTGAACCCACGACCATCGGATTAAAAGTCCGGTGCTCTACCACTGAGCTACGTCCCTAGATTTGAAGAGTTTTCACCCCTTTGAAGAGGATTCCTGTTAGTTTTGTATCTAACCCTACAAACCGTTTTCCACACGCAACTCTTCAAAGGTACATGGTTACTGAAGGTAGGGACGCTGGCTCTTTATGGTTCCTGCCAGATCGGTTCAGGTTTACCCTTGACACTTATCTTCGTTTAGTGTTTTTCTTTTTCATTTTCTTCTCCTTTCCCCCAGCTTCCAAACTCTTCAATATATTCTCTTTGAAGTTCAGAGGGGTCAAAATATGAAAGTTGGTCCTTGAACCACCGATATCGTTTATAAACCTCTTTCATCTTGTCCATCGCTGAAAGGCAACATTTTTCATCCAAGCAACCTTCGTTAAAGGCAGCCCACAACCCTTGTCTAATAGCATCAAATTCTTGTTCAGTGATTTTCATTTTCTTCTCCTAAAAATGGGGGTGTTTGATTAAACGGTCAATGTGGACAATTCCTTGGGTATGAATATTCTCTGTGAGTTCCCAAACTACTTTAGCCCTATCTGTTTTAATATCGACAATAATACCGGATAGGTCTCTGTCACCCTCTTTGGTACTTGGGACAATCTTTACAATATCACCAATTTTCATTTTGTTCTCCTGTATTTTGTGTAGCCAATAAATAGATGCTATAAAAAGTAACCGAGCAAAAACCCGGAAAGAAACAAAGTAGGTATTAGCCAACTTGCCCGTTTAGCGGTAATTTCGTTTCGTCCGGCTTCAATCAGAAAAAGCGGAGAAACTCCCCAGTTGGGCTTTTCCAAATCTTCCTGTGTTAGAATGCCTGCTTCAAGATTGGCCACAATACAATTATGCAAGTGCTCCATGTCTTCAAACTCATTCCACTGATCCATGTCCTCTCCTAAAGTCCGTAAACACCAATTACATCTTTGGCAACGTCCTCAAGAATGTTTCCACGAGGGAAGTTCTTAGCTGGAGCCTTCCAAGAAGCGGCTTTCCAAATATTGCCGTCTTCTTTATCCACGAAGAACCAAACAGATTCGTTATGGCTGTTGTCTTTCTTGGCAACCTTATAATATTTTCCGCCAGGATAGACCTTAATATCTGGGATATCCAAAGTGGGGAGCTTCGTTTCATAATGCTCTTTGAGGATTTCACTACATTGCTCAAGAAAGCCACTAAGATGAAACTCAACTTCAGGGTTTGGCGAGGCCATTATGAAATCCTTTCTAAGTCACGCTCGGAGAAGTAAGGATGGTAGCGGTCTTTTTGACCAGCATACTGAACCTTGTAGTTTCCGCCGGTCTTTGCCTCTATTACCAGAGCGACAATACCCGTGAGTCTGGAGCGACCGTTTCGCTTGTTATCTTTGAAACGAACCAGCGAACCGGCAGGATATTTCGGGGGAAGCGGGGCACACCAGTTTAGAGCCTGGGTGAGATTGTCCGCAAATGTACCAGCGAAGTAATCGGTCTGAGGGTCGCTCACATCACCATCACGAGTTACCTTGATCAGGTGGATATTATCTTCGCCGTTACACTTGGAGTAAAAGCTGATGCTCTGGTTAGATCCTTCGAAGCGGATATAATACAGCGAGTCGTGAGCCCGCTTATCTTCTCGGATGGATACTTCAACGCCGACCTTCTTGGCTCGGGCGTCAATTTTCTTAAGCGCGGATTGGAGCTTCATTAGTGTTTCTCCCTTTCTACATCTCTTTTATACCATGCCCAGGGGATAAGTCAAGCTTTATTTTTGACTATTCCAATTATAAATGAATTGTTACTTTTTGCTCCGGCATGACTGTCACTTGTGCAGAGTCTTCATCTAAAAAAAGTAATTTAACCTTTTCATACGCCACTGAAACAACTCTAGAAGTAGAATCATACAGCTTAGTCGCTTGGTCAGGATTTTTAAGAGTATACCCAATAGAACAATAGGCAATGCCTGCGATAATAGCAATTCGGATCATTTTAATCTCTTTTCTTTCTTACTTGCCGTAAAAACTGGTCTGCTCAAGTCCCTCTAGGTAGCCAGTGGCTAACAATATACCAACCATAAGAACACAGGCAGCCCAAGATCTCAGCCCTGCGCCATATTCATGGTTTTCAGGGTAAAAAAACAAATTATACCAATTATTCAAAGTATTCCATTCTATATTTTATTCTTAAGTACTGAACTCTATTGTACGATCGAGACTAGCCGCTCAACAGGAAGAATCGACTCTAACTCAAGCCCTGGGAGCCCCCATACTACAACTGCACTGGTTTTCTCTTTATCTTCGAAAGAAACAACAACACCTTTGAGGTCGGCTGATCTGCCGGTATTTTGGTTAGCGGGGATGATCATTACTGGATCGCCAAGCTGAATAGACATATTTTTCTCGCTTTCTTTTGGTTGTTGCGATTTCTTGCTCTTTTTCCATGGAAAATTCATATTCCTCTCCTTCCTTAACAATATAATACCATTAATATAGGACGAGTCAAGGAAAAAAGGAATTAAAAACCACCACACTCTGGTGGGAAAATATCCTCTCCACAAGGGCTTCCACTGCACGGTATGGCATCCTTGGGAACTTCGAAGAAATCCATATCAATCAGGAAGGTCTCTACAGCCTCACGAAGAGTAGGGGCCCAAATTGTGAAGGTTACACCACGGACTTCGATTTGAAAGCAGTTCATTATTTTTCCTTTCGTGAACGCTTATTTCTTTTGCTACGCATATATCGAGATTGTTCCTTCTGCAATTTTTGCAGAATTCTTTTTTTCTTGTTGTTTTTCTTTCTTGCTGATTCGTTCTTTTTCAAGATGTTCTTTGAGCGATGCCAAACGAACAGGATTATAGTTCCACCAGGCAAAAACAGGGTTAATAGAATAACAACCAGTAGCGTAATCGACGGCATTACTCATTGATACTCCTGTAGGTTAAGAATGAGGTCGGCAGGACTCTCAATGTGGTGATAAAAGGCGCACTTCATTGCAATATCAAGGTCATTTCCATCTTTACAGATTTTGTCTCCGAAAAACACACACTGGTCTGGGGATTCTAACATGTTATTAAAGGCATAACTTTTATCCCAGCCTTCTCTCGTTATGTCAATCGAGATCTGTCCGCCTAGTCGGAAAGAGAGCCCCCATCCTTTGAACTCCTTCCTTAGTTTTTCTACAATTTTGCTGCGTTCGCCGGATTTCTTATCCCACTGAATATAGTCATCTCTTTGTTCTGGCGTGCAGTTTCTCCCCACTACAGAAAAATTGACCTGACTGTCGCGCCATTCTACAAAAGTACCGGTTTTAATTTTAGTGTGCGTATCTGAGGCCGTTTTAAGCAACACGTTTAGGATATGATTAATATCAGCCTCTGAATAATGATCAGTTAGGGATACCTTGTGGATCAACTCTGCCTCTAAAGCGCCGTGTTCATCATCCATATCTAAATTACAATTATAGACTCTAGTCCCGTTGCACGCATAAACTCGATCAAAAACCTCAAGTAGAATATCTGTTGGGATTTGCTCTTCGACCTTCGCCATGTCCGACCCTGTGACTAAATATTTCTTTACGCCGGGGGGGATCCCCAGCAAAGAATCTGCCACATCTTGTGTAATAGGTTGTCTTGCATCTGTAATCGTCCCATCCATATCAAACAATAGTGCTGATGGCTGTATCCTCATATGAACAATCCTCCACTTAGGTTTCTAGTTATTTTATCCATGTCGGCAGGTGCGACCATTAAATAGGCGATAATGTCGTACTCGTATTCGTTAGATATATAGTATTGCTCTGGCTCTTTTGAAAGGTGTCCCATGGGGCTGTTTTTGGGGAACATTAAAATTGTATAAACAATTATTTTAGTATTGTTTGCGTCCAACTCCCCATAAAAAGCATCAGTTATAACACCAAGCTTGTCATGGCGTATTGGGCGAACATATGTTCCAACAGGCAGAGCCTCCTCTGGATATTCGTCATCGTTGCCGGACATAGGAATCGATATATCAACTCCCTCTTTCATTATTTGCACTATGGCTATATCCCTTAATCTTTCTATACTACTAAAATATCACAAAAACGAGTTATGTCAAGAAATTAATTCATAATCTAAGATTTTTATCTCTTCCGAGAGAGGTTCTTTGCTCTGAGAGCATAAATCTGTCGTTAGATATTTCTTATTTCCGTCAGGTAGCACTGTCGCGACATTTCCAGATGCTGGAAGCTCTGATGCTTTGATTATAGCCCCGAAAAGATTCGCGCCGGAGGAAATTCCTACGGAGAGCCCTAGCTTGTTTATCTGTCTCGCTATATTTATTGCATCTGAGTCTTTTACCCTCAGAACAGGTCCCAGGGACTTTAAATTTAGGATACGCGGAACAAAACTATCACCAATGCCTTCGATGCGATGTCCTTCGTCTTCATTTTTGTCCGGCAGTATTGGAAATGCCTTGAAATCGTTCTTATTGTGCAAGAGTTCAGAAAAATAGTGATAAAACCCCATTATAGTCCCACCCGTCCCTACACCTGCTATAAATACATCTAAATTACCTAATTTATTGGATTTTAATGTATTTTCAAGCTCCGGAGCCGTTGTTTTCTGGTGAGCCATTATATTCCAAGTATTATCAAACTGTTTTGGGCAAAAATACCCGTTTTTCTTACTTTTTTTAGCAGCAAGGTCAATACATTCCATAAATCCGCCATCTTTTGCGCTTATTTCAAATAAATCTGCACCATAAAATCGTAATAAACGTTTTCTTTCTTCAGAAAGCCAGTTTGGCATATAAATTTGGACTGGATGTCCGAGATATGCCCCAATTGCAGCAAAAGAAATACCAGTATTCCCACTTGTTGCCTCAACAATGATATCTCCGGGGGAGATTTTATCAAACACATGTGCAGCTTTAATTATTTGGTAGGCCATCCGGTCTTTAATGCTGCCGGTAAAATTATTAGCTTCATATTTTGCTAAAACAGTAACGTTCTTACCATTAATTTCGCACTGAAACCGAATTGTTGGAGTGTTTCCAATAAAGTTCTGTAGTTTTTCTAGTCTTTCTAGGGTGTTACCCATCTTTAGGCAATCCTTTAGCTGTCTCTCCACAGATTATTAGCTGCGAATTTAATTACTTCTTGTGCTGAACTCTCGTTGTATCCATATTCTTTTATTAGAGTGTCCACCATTTCGTTATATTTTCCTTGTTGCTTTTTATCTCGGCTTTTAGATTTGGTCACAATGCGAGATATTTGCTTGACTGAGGATGTTAACTTAGTCTCAATAGCTTCCCTAAGCGGCGCATAAGATTTCCAGTCCACTTTCTCTCCGCGTCGAAGCTTAGAGAACATGAAGGCTGTAATATCCACACGGAAGTTCTCTTTGGATGTCCCGGTAATCCCAATTTGCTCCTCGATAGAAGCCATAAAGCCGTCATCTGGGTTTATTTCTTCCTTTGTAATAGAATCCTTTACTGTCGCCATATTAACGTAGGCTTCCGCATGATCCAAATAGTTATTAAACAGAGCTTCTGCTTGTTCTTCATATGCTGATACAAATGCTTTTGTAATTTCTTTTTCTAGGATATTAAGATATTCGTCGTGTAATGTTTTTCCCAAAAAGTCAAGATATCTATTACGGTCGTCCTCTACTACAATTTGATCTTTGACCTGCTTGATTAGCGCATCGCGGATAGATATTGGCGTTACCATATCTTCTTCACTATCCGATAGAGCCGAATCAATAGCCTTCATGATGAATCGTGTAGAAATACCAGTCATTCCCTCATTTCTGGATTCATCTCTGAGGTCGTTAATATCAATTTTCTTAACTGTACCTTTTTCAATCACATCCTTGCCGTTATAGAGCTTCATTTTCGTTAGTGGGTCAACCTTGTTGGAGGGGTGCAACCGGCTAAGAACGGCGAACATAGAAGCAACCTCCAGTGTATGTGGGGCAACATGTCCATCAAAATCAGATAGGTTAAGCATCTTTTGATAAATCTTTATTTCCTCAGATACTTCTAGGCAATAAGGTACATTAACTCTCACAATTCTATCAAGGATAGCTTCATTAGTATTCTCTGACTTGAACTTGTTCCACTCTGCCTCATTACAATGAGCTAGAATTACGCCATCAAAATAAATCATGGGACCTTTGCCTGGCGATGGCACTGATTTCTCTTGTGTCGCTGTGATCATTGTATGTAAGAACTCAATTTCGTTTTTAAAGACTTCTACAAACTCCACAATACCTCGGTTACCAACGTTGAAAGCCCCATTTAGTGAGAGAACTCGTGGATCATCTTCAGAATACATATCCAGCTTTGAAATATCTTCGCTGCCAACTAGAATTGTTACGTCCTGGCTATTGGCATCCATTGGCGGCACCACGCCGACACCACGCCTCCCGCGGACAGAAAAAGAAGATTGAGCAACAGGCATTGCCATATAATCATTATCAAATTCGTCTTTAAGCCTGAACCGGCAGACTGGGCACAAATCACCTTCAATCCGAATTCCATATAGCTTACGAAACTCTTCCCTCAAGGAGCGGGGAATAAGATGAAGGGGCTCTTCATGGATCGGACACCCATCAATATGATACATTCCCTCACATTCTTCTAGGGCGCTTTTGATATGCTCCATTAAGGCAGATTTACCGGCACCCACTGGGCCAAGCAGTAAAAGAACTTGACGGCTCTCTTCTCCTTTTAAAGATGCTGATCTCAAGAATCTCATTATCTTTGCAAGAGAGCGCTCCATCCCGAAGAACTTGTCTTGGAAATAATCATATGTTCTAAGCTTTTCCCCGCCGAATAATTTGTTGCATCGATCATTAGATCTCTCCATTCTAGTTACGCCATTCGAGACTATGGAGTCAAACAGTCTTTTATGTGCAAGCTTGGCTATACCAGAATCATCTTCAAGCAATTCCATGTATTCAGATAAACTTCCACGAAATTGTTTTACTTTTTTCTTCTCCTGGTGTTTGCCAACCAGTTTCAAAAACTTATCAGATTTGTTATTTTTTGACATCTACTAGAACTCCCAAGTATCTTCTTCTATTACTGTTGTGAATCTTATACCACCAACCCACAAACTGTTAATGTGCTCAAACACTTTATTTGCTTCGGATAATTCAAGATCTCTCCCATCGTGCTCATGCTGTAAAATAAGTGTTCCATCTTTACGTAATTCTTTTATTAGAACTACAGGAACACTATTTAATCCCACACCTTTAATTAGGTTATCGCGGACTCTTTGCCAGCTATCTTCCCCAGAAACATCGGCGATTTGGTTGTACCCCTCTCTCCTATTAAACGAATAAGTAAATAAATTCAACTCTTTGCATAATTCCTCATTAAGATAGTTTTTAAGGAAAGTTTCGTCGTTGTGTATTTCTCTGATCCTCAGACATTCATCAAATCCTTGGGTTTCTTCAATATATTTGAATATTTTAAACCCTAAGTGATATGGATTAATCCTGCCCAAGTGAGGCCTAACTACCTGATTATGTAATCGGACAAATGATAGGAAATAATCATCTGGTATATCCAGCATATTAAGAATTTTTTCATGCATCATGCAAGCCCACCCCTCATTCATTATTTTGGTACAAGCTTGCGGGACAAAATATTTAGACTCTTGTTCAACAATACGAATTAGATCTCTTTCCCACTCCTCTAGAAATCGATTATTATCTGCTATAAAGGCTAAAAGGTTACAGTCTGGCTCTAGTGGAATTTTTTCTAAATTAAAATGATCCCACCAGCCAGACTTATCATTCAATATTAATCTTTTATAATATTCTTTAAGTTCTTTATGATTCCGACGTTTTAGTCCGGGAGTCCGCGGGACTTGAAAACGAATAGCGTGACAAGCATCTAATATCTTCTCAACCTTATCAATTCCAATATTTGGATCTTCCATATATTTCTTGACACGTTTACCGGAGGTTTTAAACCGATCAATTACTGTATCAGCGCCGGTCTCAGAGAACATACGGTTATTCTTGAAGAAATCGCTGTGGCCTACACAATGTGCCATTGTAAGTAGGTGGGTCGGCATTGGGTTCTCTGTCATAAGGTACGATATACTGGGATTGGAATTTATTATCATCTCATATGGTAAACCAGACATCCCCAAATTATATTCTGTCTGAATACGATCAAAGGATTTTCCGAAAGACCAATGCCTATAGTGAGTCGGTAACCCCGTGTAAGCCATGTGTCCGATCATCTCTTTATAATCACATATCTCATACTCAATTGGATACCAGTCTAAACCCAGGGACTCTCCAATCTTACAAATCTTTTTATCCCATTCCTGAAGCTCTTCCATCGACCAGTCTGACATTATTCTTTACCTCCGAATAATCTTTTAAACGCTGGCCAAATATCTTTACTCTCGGTGAGGCGAACTCTCTTGAAGCTCTTATCCTCTGCGAGCTTAACCCAATCCCAAAGCCGTCTTTCGCCCGAACCCCCAAAGAATGAAAGTTCTCGGTAAGTCGGCTCAGAGCCGATTTCAGTATAACACATTGCCTGATTTATCTCTTTTAACCGCTTAAACGCATCAAGCGCCTCTTTATTATCTATCCCCCAATTATCTCCGTCCCCGCAGTAAAAAGTATAGAGATTCCAATTGTTTGGGTGATATCGTTTTTCAATAATCTCTTCTGCTTTTTTCAACCCAGTCGAGACAAGTGTTCCGCCATTGGGAACCTGTGTAAAAAATTGCTCCTCATTGACTTCGTGGGCGTCGGCAGTATGAGAAATAAACACTACGTCAATAGATGAATATTTATGGTTTAAAAATTGATAGAGAAGAAAAAAGAAACTCCGAGCAAGAAACTTCTTGGATTTAGTCATAGACCCGGACACATCCATCACAAAAAATACAACAGCAGCAGTGTTTTCTTTGATTACTGGTGCTATGTGTTTATACCGTAGGTCACTCTCGTGAAACGTAAATCGCTCACCACTTTCCGGATCATAGGATCCCGCCTTAATTGCGGCCTTCTTTCTTCTAATCTTTTGTTTAATGGTTTCTTTTTTTGACAAGCGTGGACGAATTCCGTATGGGCGCTTGCCTTTCCGTTTCATCTTTTCTTGAGTTGTAAATTTGAAGTTCTTCTTTTCTAGCTCGGGCAAATTAAGGTCACTAAAAAGATATCCAGCTAGTTCCTCTAGGGACATTTCTATCTCATACATTTCCTCGCCGGGCTTATCTCCAGGACGGTCGCCTTGTCCTTCCTTCGCTAAACGGCGACGGCGGTGTCCAATTCTCTGTCCTTGTTTGACTTCTTTTCCTTCCGCTGAGCCGACTTGCTTATTATTTTCATTAGCTCCATAAACAAACCGGTGCTCTTTTATGCCCCTAACAGGTATTCTTATCTTCTTTTTTCCGTTTTGTCCAATGATACTTTCTTCAGCTACAACGTCCTTAATACTCTCTTTTATAGCTTTTTCAATCTTTTGGCGATGACGCGCACGATCACTCGCGGCTCTATCAGCAATTGTTTTATGTTCTTTAAAAGTGCTCATAATATTATAGACCTAAAATAAATAGTTTTATTCAGTCAATAATATATGATTATAAATTGTATGTGACGTCAGCTAGCGTGAGCTTTACATCTGTGCCAGGAACAAAATGAAGATGTTCACCAGACTCTAATTCTACAATAACAGGCTGCTCAGGAGATAGAGGATCGCGCAGTTCACTTCGGGTAATACCCGGAAGCTTTACGATCTTGCCCTTATAGGTTACCCGCTCAAAGTCAGGCTTGCCTCTTTTGTTAGTAATGGGCTGAAGGATTTGGAAAGTGAGATCTTTACCGGCAATATCTTTTGGACGAAGACGAACCATCTCGGAGATGACATTCTTAATCTCTTCTTGAATAACTTGTTGTAGTTGTGGTTTTGTAATTTTCATGTTATGGCTGACCTCCCGATAGCCGAGTAGCATCTGCATTGACCGAAGCCCAGGCGTCGTCAAGGTGTTTTTTTCTTTCCTTAATCCACGCATTCTTACTCTCAGGAGCCACTCCAGCTTTTTCTGCCTCGGCCCATTGTTTTTCCAAAGCTTCAGGTGTCATTGCAAGTTGATATGCTTGAGCTTGAGCAATCAGGCTTTCTTTTTCTCTCTCTTGTCCAGTCATATTGGACTGGGCACCGAAGACAGCTTCAGAAAGAAGTTTAACCTCTTCTTCGATGAGGTTTCTGATAATGTCGCGTGTAAGCTTCATGCTATAAATAGTTCCTTATTTGAGTTAGTCCTCGACGGACATGAGTTTATCATAAGCATCTGTCTTAGCATCAGACAATTTGCCGAGATATCCGTTTCGTCGTAGCGTTTTGAATGCGAGATTCTCAACTGAGTACTCTCCCACACTATCGAGTCCTGTTTTGCGGAGTTTTCTAATCTTCTCTTTCAGTTTGTCTGCACGGTCAATAGCTTCTTGATATTTGCCTTCGTCATAAAGTCCTACAACTCTATCAATCTGATCTTCCAAAGAATCAGCCTTTACTTTAATATCTTTAAAGTCGATTTGAGGATCTTTCTGGTCAGGTTTCACAATCCACTCATCGTTGAGGACTGAATAAAGTCCAGAAGCTACGTGAGGATCTTTAGAGTGTTGCCCGTAGATCTCAACCTCATAGCCTTTCATGCGAATGTCGTGGGTAAAATTCCAGACAGCTTTGGCAGCCTGAAAATATTCACGGACTAATTCTTCATCGTCATTTATCTCAGAAAAATCGAAAAGAACATGAAGATCCACATCAGAGAAGGGAGAGTAATTAAAGTTCGCAAGTGATCCTGTAAACGTGATGTCCTTTAAAGGAGCGTCAGATCCTTGACTGTTATCAATGAAGTCCTGAGCAATTTTCAGGAGTTGTAATCGGATCTTCGGATCGAGCTTTTCTCCGGGTTGATTCCAGAAATCCTGATTGAGTTCGGAGTGGGGAACAAAGGTATCAGGGATGTTAATTACGACACCTTCTTTTATAAACCTTCTCCACTCTGTTATTAATTTTTTCACTATGGGTTCCCTGAAGTTCCTGATTTGCCGAGCTTTGCTTTTTTAGTAAAGGGCGGTGTATTTTTATTCCCGCCGCTGCCGGCTTTGGCTATCATCCGTTTAAAAGATTTCCTATATTTCTTTTGTATATAGCCGTCAGGCGCAGCTTCTGCCAAGACTTCGCTAACGATCTTTTTTAGTTGGCTCATTGTCAGCTTCATCTTGCGGTGTCTCCTTGATTCTTTCTATTATAAGGTTTACAATTTTCGTTGATCTAGCGGCTTCTCTTAGTTCTTGCCGGACGATATTCCAAATAGGAGTTTTAGTAATCATTAGTCATATGCTCCTATCATTGTGTCCGTGGGCGAAGTGCCGGCAGATTCTGGAGGCAATGCAGCCAATGGCTTAACCCCCATCTCATCTTCTAACTCCTGCACTTTGTCCTGTCCGAGCAGTTCTCGGACAATGTCTAAGAGCATTGTATAAGATTCCTCTTGTTCATCGTTGAGAGTAGTTCCAAAGCCTGCTGGGAAAATTGTATTTATTACGTTTGTTAGCGCGTAGTTGTGTCCAAGTGCCTTGACGCCCTCGGCACCAAATCCTCCTGGCCCCGTAAGAATTGATCCAAAGTTTTCGAAATCTTTTAAAATTATATTTTCTATCTTTTCCCCGGCTTTGACATTTCCAAAAGGAGGCGTCGCAATAAGAATTATTATACTATCCGCCGCGGCTTCTTTTTTCTCTGCGGTAGTAAATTTATTAATTAGGTCTTTTGTTGCGTCCCGTGCGGCGTTACCAGCAGCAGGAGCCATGGTAGTGGTTGCTTCACCTGGAATAGGTGCGGTGCCGGATCCCCCAAAAGTTTTAACATCTTGTGGTTTTCCTACGTTGCCGGTTTCTATTCCTAGCTTGGATTGGACTGCTGCAATTCGAGCATCAATATCAGCAGGAGTCATGCCGCGATCGGAGCGCCCTTTAGAGTAATCTCCAAAAACCCCTTCTCGTAGATACTGCTTTTTGCGGCTTTGTCGTTCTTCCAATATCATATTTTTAAGGAAGTTAAGATCAAGCTTCATGTGAAAGTGTCCCTTTTGTATAGGCTTACGGCTTAATAAATAGTTTTGTTTTTTTATTGCTCGCCTTGAAAAAGCGCTTTTATTGGATGCACGGAAATAACTCGCCCAGATTTTTTGTAATATCCGATGCTCTCAACAAAATATCGCCCGTCACTTAGAGAGGGAGAAAAATGCACATTTACTTCATAAGAGGTGCGCTGCCCAAGTTGGGTCTCGGGAATAATTTGAAGAGTTTGCACGTCGCCAGCGCGCTCTCTAAGTGTGTCGTAAGTTAAATTAAGGGCGGCAAAGTGGTTCAAGCCACTCGCCGCCGAAATTTTTGCATGGGCAATGCGGAGATTGTTCCCTGCGATCATCACTTCAGTGTTGACGGAAGAAATTAATAACGTTACACTCAAGCTAATAAGTGTAGATGTAACTAAAACTATAAGAAGGGTCATTCCTCTACGGTTCAAAACTCATCATCCTATCTCGTCTCGGGGCCGGCGCAACACCGTTCACTAACCGGAAGCTATTTTTAAGTGACAAATTGTCAGCAACCCATACCGAAGTACGCTCCTTACAAATAGAGGCAGGCACATGCCGAGCAATACACTGCCTTTCTTTGCGCTTAACAACCTCACAGTAGCATCTTACTTTATTTTGAAGTTCTAGGGCGGGAGAAAGTACCACACCTTGGGGTAAAACTTCATTACTACCGGGCATCCATCGAGGGCACTCAATTTGCCGGAGTTGGTATGTTTGATTGAAAAAAGTAGAAAATAACAATAAAAACAACGAGTTATATAACATTTGGCTTACCTTCCCTTCTTGCTTTGCAAGTCATTATATTCTTCTTCACTAATTTCTTTAGGAATTCCGAAGAAGGCCGAAGCAATAAAAAGAGTTAATCCAAAACTCACTACAATCCAAGCAACACCATAAATCAAAAAATTAATGATAGTCATTGTACAGCACCACTCTAATTTTCCCAGAGTGCTCAGGCAACCCTGTCATATATTCTAAACCATAATATTGAATCACTTTGACCGTCTCCTTAACCATTTGTTCGCTATGTCCCGTAATAATATCAATGAAAACACCTTCGCCCAACCAATCTTCGATGAATCTCGCCACAGCATTTTGTACTTCATGATGTTTATATCCATGTAAATCTAAAGTAGGGTTCATATAAGTCTCGAAATTTTTTCTTAGAAATTTTTTTGATGCCCGCAATTTGAGGAAATCAAAATTAAGTCATCAATGGGCACAGCAGTCATCTCTTTGGAAACCGGATCATGTACCTTTACGATGTCGCGGTCATATCTTTCAACTACAAGATAATAGGGAACGTCTTTTCCATAGCGTTCGTAAATCTTGTCTGCCCTTAAGACAACTACATCACCACGTTTCACGGGCACCCCTTAGAGACTAAGTAAAATTGATCAACGCTCCAAAGGTGTGTATCACCAGTACCACAAACATTGCCATAAAAAAATCTTTTACTAGCAGGCAGGGAGTTGACAACAAGTACCAAATCGTTTGACTCTTGCAAAGCAGTGTAAGGCCTGTTGGTCAATTTTTTGGAAACTGACTTACGCCGTACAAGGTCGCCAACTTTAAAATCTGTGTTCATCTAACCAATCCTGATAATGCCGGCAATAGCTGGCAAAGCTGTAAAATTCTCCTCTAGGGAATCGTACAGAAATAACCTCACCCTCATGAATACCGGTCACTACGCCGAACGACGCAGGCGATCGCGCGCCTAAGTGCTCAACAATAAAATCACCCTTTTGAAAAGTTAACATATACTGAAATACTCCCCTATGATTATACAATAGTTTTAAAGAGTTGTGTAGGGGGGGTACCGAAGTGCTGAAAGGATTAATGATGTTCCGCGGGTTTCTACTTTAGACTTTGTTTTTAATTGTCTACCGGATCATTTACACCGGTCTTTCGTACTATAGAAATTAGATTAATGAACTGTGGCTGTAGTTCATAAGACCTGCCGGCATATAGCACCTTATGCTTACCGTTATCGCTACTGCCGGCATATACTCCAATGCCATCTACTTCTCCCGGCACAGTGCCAAGTGAGAATTCTACTAAATCTCCAATTTTCATTTTTTATTTGCTTCCCGAACTAATCTTAGCTCTTTTTCTATTAGGATTTGATAGCCATGTGACGAGACATCCACTTCATAGAAATGATCCTCGCCTCCATTTGGGTTGACTCCTAGTCTGCGAACAATGATTCCGACTGAGCCGATAAGAGCCGGCATGGCTGCGATGTCTGTAATTTCTACAAGGTCACCTGGATTCCACATTAATGTACGGTTGGCTCGCTAGCAAACTCTGATGGCAGGTCAAGAGACATCATCGTTTCAATTGCTTTGGCCGCCAGGTACAGATTCTCGTATTCATCTGCTGGGATATCATGACGCTCTAGTTGGAGGGCAAACTGAGCCGTTGTTAGTCCTGGCTCGTTTCCTAGCTCTTGAAGTAGGGTGGCTGCCCTAAAGAGGTTACTATTCTCTTTATCGATTTCTTTACACTTGGTACTAAAGTTAAACATGTTTTTTTCTTTCTCCTCCGATTTTATGGAGGTCATGCTGGAGATACCACAGAGGTCTTTCTTTGTCGTCGAAGTGGACATAGTACTGAGGAACCGCTCCTTTGTCTAGCAACTCTTTAATAACTAGTCCGACGCTGTTCTTAACTACATCAGGATATTCATGGAGAAAGCCTCTTCTTCTTCTTCGGTATACGATGTCACCCACTTTAATCATATCTTCTTTCTTCCTTAAAACTGAAATCTGGAAAAATTACTTACGCGTTGTGAATGTCCTTAGCACGGCTTCCAGGGGTAGTCAATCCCTAGGGACATACCTGGGGGGGTGGGGGCATGGCCTGGGTACCCCCCTTGGGGGGCTGGCATGGCAGTCATTCTAGCACAGCAGTCAACTGTTGTCAAGTATTAATTAGTCCTTCTTCAATCATTGCATAGGCTACTCGACCGTAGTGACCTTGCAGGTTCCAGGCAAGTCCGCTGTCAACCAGTTGCTGGAAGAGTTCAATAGTCTCGCTATCATTAAGCTCTCCCTGTTCATACTCTATCAGTTGTTGTGTTAGTTGTTTCATTCTTTTATTTCTTTCCCGCAAAGTTAGAGGTTGAGATAGTAGAGAAGCAGGGCAGTGTTGGCAGCAGTCAATAAACTGAAAGCCATTGTATATTTGACAGGATGGTTGATCATCCATTGGGTTAGTAGTTTATTCATATTCTATTCCTTTCTTTTGTTCCCTAAAAGTTTAGCAGAATGTTGGGAAACTATACAATTTCTCGTGGGTTTAATCGATTGCAATCACTCGCTCGTTAGTCTTGAAGTAAGGACGAGCAGCACCTTGCCGGTCAGTCATCCACATGCGCTGAGCTTTGCAGCGCTTAGGCTTAGGAGCTTCCATGTCCGTCAGAATAATGACACCGTCAAAGCTCTGATCATTCACGTAATTGGTGGGAGCGTCGAAGCAAGTGCCGCCACACAGTACGCGCTCAGCCTTCTTGTTCTGACCCTTCTTCCAAACGTATACCTTGCTCTCATCCACCTGAGTATCGAAGGGAATGACTGTGAACTCTGCCAGCTTTGCCAGCTTATTAAGTTCTCCGAAGAAAGATTCAAGCATGTCACTGCTGACAGAGCCGGACTGATCGATAGCAATAGCAATCTTTGCCTGGCGCTTAGTCTTCTTGCCGGGATGGATATAAGCATACCGCTTATTAATACGCTTCACGCTGGAAGTACGGCTAGCACGCTGGCTAGTCTTGATGAAGTACCTCAGCACTTTCTTCCAATCTACTTTAGTTTCCAGTCGCTTTAGAATTTCTTGTTTTACTCCCTGCGACATCGAGCCCCAGCCCTTGGCAGACTCAGCAGCTTCTTTGGCAGCTTCTTTCATGCCTTGCTTAAGTCGTTCTCTAGCCATTTGGTTAGCAGCGTCAGCAGCTTCTCCGGATTGGCCGTCTGACCAGCCAGAGTGATCATCAAAGTTGCCAGGGCTGTCAGAGCCTTCACCGCTGGCATCGCTGTCACCGCCTTCTTCGCCTTCACCTTCTCCCGAACCGCTCTCACCTTCGGAGCCTTCTGGCGGCTGGGGAAGGTTGGCAAGATACCACTCAGCAGTTTGATGAAGAGGCAGATCTTCGAAGGGAGCAACACCAGGCATGCAACAGTTGTCAGGCAGTTCACCAACCAAGTGGCTGTTGATCGCCAAGTCCGCAGCAATGTTCCAAGCCCTGGGGTTAACGCCCTCAGGCTTACGGCTGGTAACATGCTCAAAGATCAGATGATAGAACTCATGCTTGAGGACACCCTTGATCTGATCTTCCGGAAGGCTGGCAAAGAACTCAGGGTTGTAAGCCATTTCAAACTGAGCAGTCTCGGGATCAACCCGAACACCAGCAGTAGGGATGGCAGTCGTAGCTACCTTCTCAATCTTGCGGGACAACGCAGCAAAGAACGGGTCATCCATCAGAAGCCTGTAGGCGTGTAGCTTGAGGTCAAAGGTCATAGTCAGTATCTCTCCGTACCATTATAATACCATATATGGCTTGCTGGTCAAGTAAATAATGCACTATATTCTCTTTTTTCTTTTCCCTTGACTGCCCCTAATTACTCATGTATTAGGCCCATCTCTTCCAATCGCACACAAACGCAGCCAATCGCAGCCAATACTGAAGCCATTGATAACGCTAGAGAACCGCTATCATTATTACATTAATATTCGATAAATCATACACTTGCAAACTGTGCAAGTTTTGCAGCCATTAGCTGCCATTTTGTCAACGAAACTGTAAACGCCTAATAAAGCTATCTACTCTACCGCTAGCACACAAGCATAGACCACCAAGTTAAGCAAGCAGGCAAGAGCAAACACCACTACAAAATCTTTTACTGAATTCATATCTCACACTCCTTAGCTCTCTCTACCATTCATCGTCTCTTCTATCATCTTGGTTCTTTAATACTCGCAGGGCAAACTCTGTAAAGGCTCCTATTAGCTTACTGAATATAAAGCCACATGTTACTACTACTAGTACTATACTAAGAAAGGATGTTATGGTTTCGATGTTCATGTTTTATTATTGGTGCCTTTGGATTTGGTTTTAGCTTTGGCTGCTTGTTGGGCTTCGAATTTGCGGAGGCCTTCTTGCAGGAATTCCGATACGGTTTTTCCTGTGGAAGCTAGTCTTAGTTCTGCTCCGCAAATCGGACAATGGTGAGGGCCCTCACCAAGAACTGCTTCGAACTCGCAGCTTGATTTGAGCTTGTTGTTTCTGCTTCCGGATGAAGAGCATTGATATGTGTACTCCATTTAAAACTCCTCGCATGTTGGCTCTGATGGGTCGCAGTCAAGAGGAGTCTGCCATCCATTTACGGGGGGGTCTTGGTCTAAGAAATGCCGAACCTTGTAGAGGTTGTCATCCGGCCCAGCAGACAAGAGTTGTGTATTGTTTTCAGCACCAAAAACAAACCGGCATATTCCAAGTCGTCGGGCAATGCTCTCTTGGATTGCCGGGTTCTTGTTCGTTCGTTTGGCGAAGATGAGTACCTTGCAGAAGCGATTAAATTCTTGCATCTCTTGAGTACGAACATCAAGGCGCTGGCAGCACTCTTCAGAAGGTGACCGAGGAGTGCTAGCACATGCGCTGATTGCCATAAAAGTTGTTGCTAATAAAATATATTTCATTTTCTACCTCTTGGTTGTTTAGGAACGCCGGCCATATCCAGCAGCATATCTACATACCACTGATCAAAAGAGTTCAATTGTTCCTTCTGTTGTTGTCTCTTGCTTTTCTGCCTTCTTTTCTCTCTGTCGTATTTCTTCTTTTCTCTGTCGTACCTCAGTTTTGGTATCCAGTCCATGTGGTACATCACCAGCTTTAAGACGCGCCGATCTTGTTTCCTGAGAAGTTGCACAATTTGATAAGCTTTCGTGCTAACCTGGCGGTTGCTCGGCGGTCGCTTGGCATAGTAGTTTGGGGCAGCCAAAGCTACTGCTAAAAGCAAACTAATCACGTTTATGCTTCACTCCCACAAGCAGGAGGATGCCCTTGTTTTGGAACCATTGTCCAATTGGCATCCCCCTGCTCTGGAAGGCTCTAGCTAAGAAGAATGTTATCCTAGCTAGCAGTAGTCTCATCGCCATCACCGGTAGTATCGACTGTCAAGACTTCCACCTCAAAGGTGAGGTTCTTTCCGGCCATTGGGTGGTTCAAATCAGCAACAACTTCTTCATCTGTCACCTCAGTGATGGTGGCGAGGAAAGGCTGCCCACCAGGCCCAGTCAATGGTACGGTCATGCCGGTAGTAAACTCAAAATCATCCGGGAATACTCCGCGGCTTAGATTTGTGGTGGCGGCTTCGTCCCTGTCGCCGTAAGCCTCTTCAGGGGGAAGGGTAAAGGTCTTGGTATCGCCCTCCTCCATGCCAGAAAGAGCCGAGTCAAAACCCTCAATAAGTTGACCAGCGCCGACAGTTACTGTCATCGGCTCGCCACGGTTATATGAGCTATCAAACTCAGTACCATCGTCGAGAGTACCCCGATAATGTAAAGTGACGGTTGATCCCTTTACGGTTGTGTTAGTAGTCATTTTCTTTATCCCCTTCAAGGTAAAATTGTTCGCAGACTTTAACGAACTTTCCAATTGAATCCCAGATTTGATTATCCAGGCTTTCTAAATTATAATCCGGATGGCCTTCATTATAATATTTGCCGACCTCTTCTGACTCCATTTCGAAAAGAGTCTTTTGTTGTAGCACTTCTCCATCCATGATGGCGACACCATTAACACAGGTTTCGTCTTTTTGGACGGTAGACATTGTAATGAGCCTATTCTCAAAATAGTGTGTACCTTTGCTAGCGTACTGCAACCACTGAACAGGTGATGCCCACTTTGTTTCCAAACTGAGGTGCATAGTATTGTCATGAGGATTATATTCGTACTCTTCTAGCTCCATCCACCCAAGACCTCCCCAGTCATCTAAGTTAGGCACAAGTTCAGTCAAGATGTCACTAGTCTCTGTATCATAGTCGAACTCAAAATCCTCTGCCTCTTCAGGAGAAATATTATAAATCTTTACATGACTTTTTGTCGAGTCCATTATTCTTCCTCCGCCGCTGACATCTTAAGGAATCCTTCCTCTTCTGTTAGCGAGGATACTTGAGCTTTATCAAAGTCATTCCATGGGCCAACAATCTGCATAATCGTCTCTCCGCGTTTCTCGGTATGATGCATCTTGTACTCAAGATCAGCTAATGCTTTTTCTTGAGTTCCCTTGTCAGGTGCAGTCCAGACTTGCTGAATCTCTAGTTCTAATTCCGGAAACTCTTCAGTATCAAGGGTGAACTGTGGGTATTCTCTCACTACTTCAAACTTTTCAGACCAGTGGAGCTTGAGCTTCATTTTATTCCTTCCCAAGAGTAAGACGCACAAGCTCTGAAGCTGTGCTTTTAAGAGTGCGTAATCCTTTGCGTGCTCTGGTGCCTGCTGCTTTGTTGCCACTTGCATTCTTTTGGACGTCCTCTTCCAAAGACTCCACCAGCAGTTTCAGTTCTTGCCATTTATCTGCCACATTGTTAATCATTGTTTTCTCCTGTTCGGTTTCCCGACGATATTCATACATGGTTAAAAAGTTATCTCTTGGGCGACAAAACGTCGCTCTGCTCTGAAGGTTCTCATAATATACCATATCCGGCAAAATCTTGACAACCTTTTCCATACGACCTGGGCGGTTCAGCGCCTCCCAAATCGTGCCTTCCTTCAAATTATCTATTATTTTCTCCTTCTCTAACAATTAATTCTACACCATCTTTTGTTTTGTGTATAGTTTCACTGATACAACTATACTTATTCCTCTCCCACGTCCTTTGATCCGCCCTCTAGGCGGTCAAGACGCTGGTGGTCTTTTGTCGCCATGGCATGTAGTTCTGCAAAGGCAAGCTCTAGGTTTGACACAGTAGTATAGAGAGAACGAAGAATCTGTTGATTTTCAATAGTCTGCATACCAATCCTCTGAATTGTTTCGAAGATTGCGTCAAAGGTATCTTCATTAAAGTCTAGAAGCTTAGGCGGCGACTTAGGCTCTTCCTCATCTTCGCCGGGCTCTTCTTCTGGTGCATCGCTGGTCTTGTCAGTCATGTTGTGCTCTCCTCTTTACCAAGAGTAACACATAGACTGAATGTCGTATAGTTCTACAGATAATCAGCGGAAGCATGGAGTTGAATGTGTTTTGCACGAACTGGACGTTGAGGCCGGCAAAAGAAATACAATAAATATTTAATCATCTTTTGTCCATCTCCTAGACATCTGACCACTTACTGCCGGCATCACTGATCAGTTTTTCAATAACAGGTTGCAACTCTTCGTCCACTATTCCTTCTTTCGACCAGCGATAGATGCCATGGCATGCTGGATCAATAAGGGTAACGTTCTCGCCCATCCACCCATTATCCTTGTTGAGCTTTCCTCCTCGAACAGGATTAGTGAGGCCTTCGTACGCGTCCCGCGTTTCGGAGTAATTACGTTTGCTCTGTTGGCGGACATCCGAAGGAATACGAAAGTATTTCATACTACCATCAGACATGCGCGCCTTAATGAAGCTGCCGCGGAACCACTCTTCGAACCCTCGCGGCAGGCCCTGAGAGGAGTCATGCCCAGGAGAAGCAATTTTACTCCAGTCAACTCCCAGAACGAGAGCAAAACTTTGAGTGTAGTCTCGTGTTTCATAGCTCCAGTCGCGGTAGTACATCAGAGCGCCTGGGACGATGCCAGCCTTTTCAAGACAAGTCGCAACTACTCGGTGGGCAAGTCCCTGCATCGCATCGCAGTTCTTGCGGTGTTGTTTCTTGTCGGGGCAGGTGCGAGAGTTATGTCCGCCCTCACCGCAGAAGCCGCAGGTACGCCCACGTCCGTTCTTTCGGGATTGTGCCCGCTTGCGTCCTTCGATCTCTTCCCAATTCCAGCGCTCGGAGTAGGTGATCTCATCGTTGCTGTCGGTGACATTACCGTTCGCAGCCATATTGGCGGCATTGATATCGCTGATCCACTGTGTGGAAACATATTCATCTTTGGCGGGGAGTGGGATCCCGTACTTCTTCGCCATGGCTTCCACCTTGGCGTGAGATTCTTTAATGCGTGGGCAGCCTCGACGGTTGTGACCCCAGCCATGGCACGCGTGACATTGGTTCTGACGACTCATTATCTCTCTCCTTCTAACACTATATTACCACGGATAAGGTATTGGTCAAGCTTTATTTTTGGCAAAAAGGGAGCCGGCAGTTTTAAGACATGCCCAGGTCGGAGAGAAATTATGCTCCCAGAATATTGCTCAAGTGTGCCCCAACATCGCCGTCGTTGGCAGCGTGGAAGTTCACCACATTGCCCTGTACTCCGCCTTTGCTGACGAGTCCCCAGAGCTTCATGGCAGCTTCGCTAGGCAGGCTGACGAAGTAGGTAGCCAGGTTGCTGATCTGCTCTTCGGTGAGTTCCTTCTTGCATGCCTCTTCGGCGTCGATCTTTTCGATCATGGCGCAGTGCTCATTGAGCGAGAAGGCCGCCAGAGCTTCGACACGTTCGCCAGCCAGAAGCTGATCAACAGTTACGACCCGCTCGTAATTCTTAGCGAAATCGTTGAGGGCTACCGCAGCTTCAAACCCAACGAAGCTTTGAGCCAGGTTGAACATGGCCGGTGATGCCTCTTTGATCATGTCAGCGTTGACCAAAACATCATTCAGTCGCTTCCAGCTACGACGGCTGGGATAGCGCTTGTTGGGCTCAATATCGGTAGTATGCTCAAGGTGGGCACGGTTCTGGTTAATGAAGTCCCAAACAAGACTATCAACATTGTTCTTACCCCAGGCGAGCCAGTCTTCAGTAGTGGGCTCGACATCCCAGACGCTCCAACGATCAAGTTCAGCAGGATCCATCTCATTGACCTGATAGCTCTCGCCATGATCACCGCCGTTGATGGCAGCGAAGACGATGGTATCTTCGTGAAGAGTGTGCCCGTTAAGCTTACGGCTGTCAGTCAACTCAAAGATGCCCTGACGAACCTCAAGAGTAGCACGATCAACCTCGTCGAGGAAGAGGACGGCGGGCTCTTCGCAAGCTTGCTTGAACCAATCCGGCGGATTGAACGTGGTACGGTTGCCCTCGATGCTGGGCAGACCAACAAGGTCGCCCTCAGTCATCTGGCTGGCACGGCGCTCAATAACAGGAAGCCCGAGGGTACCTGCGAGTTGATAAACAACCTGGCTTTTGCCGATGCCGTGGCGACCACGAAGCAAGACGGGCAACCGAGCAGCGCTAACTGCGGGGGCCAGGGATACGAAGGTTTTGAAGTCAACAGCCATTTATTCTCTCTCCTTGTAACACTATATTACCACGGATAGGGTTCTGGTCAAGTAAAAAACGCATCTTTTTTTAATTAAAATCAACTTTTTTTGGGTCAAGCTTTTCAAGCTCTTCCTCGCTGGCCTCGTCGGCGATCAGGTCGTAGATCGATACCTGATCTTCTTTGCGAGCATGCCGCTTGCCGGTCAGGATGTGATGAACCATCGACGGAGAGATCTTATAAATATGGTGAGTCTCTCGGGCAAACCATTTAGCAATCTCTCTGACTGACTGCTTTCCCTTTTGAGACCTGATCATCTCGACGTGGCGCTTTGTTAGTTTATGTGTTTTCTTTTTTGCCCTGCGTCTATCTTTCCGGATAGGGGGCTTTTTATCTTCGGTCACGGGCTCTCCTTTGTTTGCATAGGGCAATCACTCTTCCATTATTTTTTACCTCACTCCATATACATATTTGCAAACCTCCAGTCCTGCTCTAATATTTTCTACAGCCCTTGCATCACCCTTGAATCGTCCCTCTAAAAAGACAAGCCCAATGCAGAGTCGTTCATATTTTTTCAGCATTTGATTGCGGGTCTGAAGCCGCTCGCAGCATGTATCGGGGTGTTTTTCTGCTGTTGCGCAGGCTGCGGACAAGAATAAGCACAAAATGATTCTTCGCATAAAAAAGCACCTCTTTAGAGTGCTAATTTACCACGTTAGGCGTGTGCCGTTAAGCCTAATTCCATTGGGTATATAAAAAGATACATGCAGCGATAAACAATATTACCTCTATAGATGTCAATCTCATGGGTGTCGCCTCCCTCGTTGGTGAGTGTTGACCAATCTTCCAGGCGCATAATATAGATGCTCTCCTACCATGATTTCAGCCACTTTGGTAAACTTGTCGTAACGAAGAAGCAACCCGATGTACCACTCAACTTGGTGGTCGTGTGTTTTAAATCTTACCAGATCTCCTAATCGCATTGCCCTGGGTTCCTATGAGTTTAAAATATTTTTCAGCAACGATAGATTTGCAAAACATTTCTTTGCCCTCAATTAAAACTCGGTAACCCACTGGCTGCAACAATTTATTCCGCGAAACATAGACGATCAAGGCCGCTTTTCCTTCAAGATTTAGAAAAATATTTTCATAACGGCGCTTTGGGTGCGTATAGACCTCTAGTTCTTGCACCGGACACTCCCTAACGCCAGGGAATTCGCCCTCTAGCGTATAACAAATAGTGAAGGATCCAACACGGATCACTTCGACTAAATCGCCCTCATTATAAGTAGTTCTGTCAGTCGGTTTCATCCGGATCAGACAGGTATGTTTGCAGCATATTTGCAAAATTATAAAGCTGCGCACCCATCTCCCCAGCTAGCTCGGCAGTCTCCAAAACAACCTCCGGATTGAAGGCGTCATCCACAGCACGCTGGTATGCTGCATCCATCAATGACTCCACTAAGCATCTCTGCTCGTAAGGCAACTCAAAAAAACGCTCAGCTAAGTTTGCGGAGGACTTTGTGTGCTCGGAAATCTCTTCTTCGAAAATTTGTTGATAATTAATATTGTTGGTCATGTTGACCCCCTTCTTGTTTTATTATACAGCATTCTTCCCTAACTTATATAGGGTTCTATCTCATTATGATTTACCCACCAAGTAACATTATTAAGAAACTGTACTTGGTATTGAGCCCTGCGCTCAGAGTTTGGCCCACAGATAATGAGCCCCACTGTCCCATAGACAACTTGGTTCTCGGATCCGGCCAAGCCGCCGATAGGAGTAGACGAATAAAGATCTTTTGCGCAGGTGACAAGGTTGCCCGGCGCAAAGACAGAATATTCTTTAGTCTTGGTTGGCATAGTGATGCAGCACTTCATAGAGCCTTTGCGGCGTTAAATCGGAATAATGATAGAGGTTGTCAACCGCGCCGGCTAGCCGAAGAGCATACGCAATCCACTCAGAACAATACCAGCGGCCTGTCCGCTTGATGTGGAACGGTGTAATTTTTGAGAGAATCATTCCAGCCCAATCATAGCCATCTCCCCTGGTGTCGTGGAAGAAAGCCTCTATCGTATCAATCTGTTCTTGGCTAGCCGGTACACAGATTATGTCGTAGTCCTTAGCGTCTTCTTCGTCCTCAAACCATATCTTGCGAATGCCTGCGGTGCTGAATGGCTGGATGCTGATTGCTTTGCCGTCGGGCATGATCAGTTCTGCATGAGAATAAACCGATTGAGTAGTGCTGCGGACAAGCCGATGGTGCCATTCTCCTTCGCCCTTGTAGAATGCGACACAAAGTTCAAGTGGTTTTTTCTGCTTTACCCCATAATATATAACTATTCACAAGTTTCCAAAACTTCCAGAATTCTTGTTAAAGAAGTTTGATCTGGGGTGGACGTTTGTAAATTATGAATCTTGAGGGCTGCCCGAAATGATCGAGGGTCTAGACGACTCTTCATCTCTGCAAATAGTTCTGTGCGATCTTGTCGAAGGATTGTCATCTCATTCTCGATGGTCGTGAGCTTATTCACGAATTCCTTGACAGTGGTTTCAAATTCTTGATTAGTCTTGGTCATTTTGATTATCTTTCTTTGGTTTGCCGGCTTGTTGGGCGTTGGTGTATTCTTTGATGCGTGAAAAAATTTCGCGGCGAGATTCCTCTGGGAATTCAAACTTTTCTAATATCCTCTGAAGACCTTCCTCGAATCCCTTAAGGGGGCGAACATCGTGTTTCGTGACGTCGCTCCTTTTAAATGTATTGTTTCCTTTTTCATTTTTTATTTCGATTTTTGGGGTTGGTTTTTTTCTAGGTGTGTCACTCATAATATTATATCTCCATTCTATTAACTATAACAAATAATAAGAAGTTAAGAAGCCCGCCAAATAAAACAAAGGGTGCAATAGCATATGAAGCTTTACCCTGTCGTAGTAATATGTAGCAGCAAATATAAATTGGGCAGTAAGCAGGGACAATTCTTCAAACTCGGCCGTGCGAGGAAGAGTGGAGTCACTAAGCCACTTTCTAACTGCTTCTATTTGGTTCTTCCTCATCTTAATCTCGTAGCCACTTTGGATCTCTCACTTTGGCAGCACCTTTCTTTATTTTTAGCAGCCGTGCTACGGGAGGGATGTTCATCCACTCCAAATCATATGCGGCCTCGAAATCCCCCAGTTGCGTAGCTACGCAGCCTAACTTAGTCAGCTTCTTATGTAAGTAAGTAAACTGTCGTTGAGTCTCGCGGGTAACAAAGACGCCAATAGTCCCAGTGCGAAAGTTACAAAAAAACTGGTCTTCGTTAAACTTCCCGATAGCTCGGGCTATAGGCATTCCATCGCCAGCTTCTCTTAGTCTCAATCTATTATTCTTGCAAAATGTTTTAAAAATATCAATATGTTTGTTGATCTCTTCATCAGTAAGCATTGTATTTCCTTTCAAGAAATATATTTATTTTTTCTCTGGTTGAGTTCCGCAACGAACCAAGCAAGTGGTCGGCCACGAGTAATCAATTCATGTTCAAAATATGGGTCGTTACGAACTATTGGCTCATAATAGTTAAGCCACAGATTCCACTCTTGAATGTGTATTGGATCTAGGCACAACTCCTTAAGCCTGTTGTTTGTATTGGGCAGATTGGACTTCTTGCGCGCACAAGTTAATAAACATTTTCGCTTCTTCTGTGATGTACTCATCTTACCTCGTAAACATATCTGCAATATCAGCAGCCCACGCATTAGGCTTAACTTTAACAGGAAAACCCATCCCGTTGACCATCCCCATTATAACACTCATTGATCGATTGCTTAAGGCTGATTCTTTTGTGTTTATGTCTGAGTGGACAGTGGGGGGTGTGCCTGTGATGTCTTGCACCATGAACGCAGCCTCAATCGAGACCAGGGTCTCATGGATTAAGCGTTCTGCAATATTTGTAAAATTATCGACCTTATTCCGCTGATAAGCAACTAGCGCGCCAGAGCCATTTTCCCGAAAACAGATGGTCGTGGTCACGACTGTATGATCCTTGTACGATTTGCTATCTGTCCCAACATGGAAAGTGTAACGATCTTCTTCAAGGCGGCGCTGAATGCGCTGCTGAATGTTTAGAATTGGGCGGCCGCCCAGTGTGTTCCAATTATTTTCAGTTAGGTGGGGCAATGTCAATATCTCTCAAGCTTTCCTTGACCATTCCAAGGGCGACGACGCCTAAAAAAGCAATGCCAATTACTGTGGCGATGGTATATGCTGCAAAATCTTTTAACATCTCTGGCTTTATTGTCCTATAGTTTCTTTAACTTTGTCCACCGCACGGATAGACCAATAAATTGGAGTGTAGGCTATCATCGCAGCTACTGCCAAAACACGATAAAACATTAATCATATTTCCTTCGAAGGCCACCGCGGTGGTAGTCACTTACTATCGCTTTTTTTAGAAGTTCCCCCATTTTTGTGGCAATCTCTTCAATTGTCATATCATTGCGATAAGTAATATCTTCGATTGTTTGGATAGCTTCGATATTGGCTGTCACAGTAAAACGAAGAACTTGTGAAAACTTCGAGTATTGGACTTCGCCGACCTCAATCTTCTGATTCGTAATCATTGAATATCTCCAACTCTTTGTGTACTTCGCGAGTGCGAATAATAAAATAGATTAGCGCGAAGGCATAACCGAAAGTAAAGCCGCTTACGTTGTCAAAGGCCATGTCAAAAGCAACGCATGCCAATAAAAAGACTATCCAGAAATAATAAAAACCAATATAAATTAGTTGTTTCTTAGTGAGATCCCACATGTTTCCTCCAAGTGCTTAATCGAGTCCTCTGCATTCTCTGTGTATAAATTAAGCATCCCTATTTCGTCTTGAGTTAGTTTAACATATTCTTCATCTTCGCTTAAGTCGTTACCCGATATGTCTTCCGTGATAAAGTCTAATTGTGAAGACAACGCAGATACAGCCGTTGCGTAGATAACGGCGTCCGCTATAGGAAACTCTGGATCTGGCTGCTCTATTAAAGAACATAAATAATCAAGATCAGCAGTAAGTTTCTCAGCAGCATTGAGAATTGTAGTTATCTTGATCCCATAGTGCTGTTTCAACGTGCCACCCAACCGGGGAACCCTCTCTTAAGGATGCCTCTCATCCTATTGACCTTGTTTGCGTACGCAATTATCTTTTCTTTGTTCCGTGATTTTTGCCAAGCTGGCCCACCATTATAGCATGCAGCTAGGTTAAGCCCTTGGCAGCTTCTGTACTTTCGCATCTCCTTCAGAACAATAAGGGCAGAAATGGTTGCATGCTTTGGGCCAGACATATCTTCTAGAAATTTACGGGGGCTAGCATAACCCCACCTCTTTCCCCAGAAACGATAGTTTATCTGAAAAATTCCGTAGTCTTTAGTCCTAGATACTTTGGCTGATTGTAGACGAGACTCTGTCCAGGCAAGAGCTACCATATAATATGGATCATCGCCGACTTTTACAACTTGATCTATGATGACAGCGGCGTTAAACTCTTGCTGAGTATTATAATATGATGGGAAGTTATACGCCATCGCTGAAACTAAGACGAGTTCCAGCATTACCCAAAGTCAATGTCCACTTCTACCCTGATGTTCATCTTGGGAACACGTAGGTGGTTGACAAGTCCATGTTTCTTTGCTTCCTGGGCATCCATAAACCAGTCAGCATGTTTTTTATTAAAAACCTTTTTCTTGAAGTAGTCGTCTTTCTTTCCGCAATTACGAGCCATCATAGTAAATATCTTCTCGTCAAGCCTTTCGGCCTCTTTTACGTCGGCTTTTAATTCTTCTATCTTTCCGTGCCCTCCGCTGCTCACGTCATGAATCATCACGGTTGCATTGGGATTGGCGAACCTCATGCCCTGCTCGCCAAAAGTGAGAAGGACGGCACCACAAGACATCGCCTTGCCTTCTACAATTGTCGCGACTGGCAGGTCAGAGGACTCAATCGCTGATATCATAGACATCAAGGCGTAGACCTGTCCGCCGTAAGAATCAATCACAATAGGAATAACTTTCTGTCCGCTATTGTGAGCCTGGGCCATCTCAACGTGGAAGCGTTTTGCCGACTCTTCTGTGAACTTATTTACTTTTACTATAACTGGCGGCTTGCGGAGTTCTACATCCTTTATCAAGGGCGAGATCTTTGATGTCCATATCATATATTTTGCCTATCCTTGGAGTAATTGCTTGCCTTTAAGTAAGTATTCTTTAAGATCAGTAAAGCCACCAATAAACTTTTCTTGTCCCTCCGTAATTTCCACTACAAGCGGCACAGTCTCCCATCGGTAGGTGTCCTTGATCTCGTTAAGCAATTTTGGCTTTGAATCCAAAGCAAAACATTCAAATTCTTTCTGATGCTCGGCCAAAAGACGAATAGCCATCTGGCAATATACGCAATCTGTCTTCGTATATAATCTAAACTTCATTTACGATCTCCAATTGAACAGGGTGTACTCTCTCATAAGTAGTCCCCCCAAAGCGAACTCGATAAAACTCTCTGCCTGAACGATCATCATTTAAAGTTCCTCTCCCCAGAATAATGCCACACGGATGTTCCTCCAGTAGGTTTGGGTAGGCTACCTGAGGGTAATTATTAGGAACTTGAGGCTGGTCAGGGAAAAAATACCCTAGCCTAGGCGAGACAAGGGTGCCGGGACGGAAAGGGTTCTCGGACTTAATCTTCTCTCTTAACTCTTCTGCTGGCAACTCACTATTCTTACACATCATCGCTATTGTTTTTCTATAGCCAAACACAGAAGAAAACGGGGTGAATGTAGAGCCTTTTGCACGGAAGTAACGGTTATTGCTAACAAAAATATCAGAAGGCAGGCATAGGATATTGTTCTCTGCCACTATGAATCTTTTCTTTCCGTTGTCCACGCTAAATGAAATTTGGCGAAAACCTTTTCCTGATAGTCCTTCGTATTTTAATTCCCGACACCAGATAAATCTCCCATTTCGAACAAGAGTCTTATTCACCGGATCGTCTAAAACCTCTTTTAGAAATACTAATCGGCAGCAGGTGGTGTCAGAGCCTGTGGCATAATTATACCTACGCTGGGAAAACTGTTCATAGAGAGGGTTCTCGCCCCCTGGGAAATGGTCAAGAGAGTCTCTCTTGACTCCACAGTGGTAATCAAAAAGCTCTCCCCAGCTTGGGAACCTCACTGTGCAGTGTCGCCAAGAACCTGCGTGAACTTCTCAAACGACCCAATTACAATAATTTCAGATTGACGGAAAGAGTTACCGTCCAAAACAAATGTGCTAAACTTAGTCCCCTCGGGGAATCTCCCCTCGGTCTTCTTTATTTCTCGCGAGGAAGAAAACTCGTAAGGATGTATAGCTACAATATAATTAGTGTTTAATAAACACTCGCGAGTGTCATAAACATGTTCAAAATTTATATACTCAGATCCGTCTGGGCGCTCAGTTGCGACCCTGGCCTGTCTCTCAAAAACTTCTAAAACTTTAAGCACCGGACATTACCTCCATTGTATCAATTGTCCTCACGTACCACTCACTCCCTCTTACGTGAACCTTGTGATAGATGTTTTCATCATCATAGTTGGGGATAACCATCACCCCGTAGGTAGGCTCATCCAGGCTCAGCCAGTCGTGGATTTCTCCACCTTCACTAATTACTCCAAATATCATAATATCTGAAGGTAAATATACTAGGTCACCCTTCTTCGGGATCATGATTCCCCTCTTCCTCGGGAGAATTATTATTAATAGCCTCCAGGAAACCATCAAAACTTTTCATGTTTCTAATCGCATCTCTAACTTCTCCGAGATTAGATGCCGGCTGTCCTGCTTGTGTCGCTTCGTCTTCTGATGCTGGTGCTGGCAAGATGGTCTCCAGCCTAGCGCGCTCAAAGCCTGCTAGCATCTGCTGATATTGCCCTAGTTGGCTAGTCGTTTCTGATAAGCGCTCGATCACCCTAGACAACTCTTCCATTAAGTTCTCCTGATCAGCATTCTCAAGCTTGACCTGGGTCTCTCCTAGGTTGGCCGCCTCCTCTAGGACAAGCGCCCACATTGTTGTACTAACTTTTTCGATGTCTACGTCGAAACTAATTGTTGCACGCATAAACTAACTCCTCCTTATTAGGATTATGCCCCATTATTGACTTTTTGTTAAGTTATTTCTTTTTCTTTTTTGCTGCCTTCAGGCAACGGTCTTCAAGCCTGACCTTCGCCCCATTTACAAGAAGGGTTGAAGAGGCGTGGAGCCCGATGGGATGGTTCTCCATGACCAAGGCGAACTGGTCGTGGAGTTCACGATTGCTTACCAAGTTATAGTTCGCCCGAATCTTACAGAGCGAACCTGCCGGAAAGGCAGCCGGCTCAGTCGCAGTGGCAATGGCCTTCTTGGCATACTTGTTTTTAGTCATCGCCTCGAACTGGCGCTCGGTTGGAACGAAGTCCTCTTCAAGTAAAATCTTGCCTGCCAAGTCGCTGAAGTAGTGAGTGGTGCGGTAGTACTTGGCAACGATGAGAGCGGTGGAGCGGTGGTCAGCCTTGTAGGACTGAGTCCAGCGCTGCCGCTTCAGAACTGTTTCGGGGGAGTAGCGTTGCTCCATACGCTCAATGCACTCAATCTGCTTGGGGCTTAACTTGCCGCCATCCTCAAACTGCCGCTTGAGGGATTCAGCAAACTTACGATCCTTTTCGGATAGTTTCTTGTCCATCAAAGATTCAAAGCGGGCCTCGCCGTTCTTCACTTCAAGACGCTCAGCCTTTTGGTAGCGCGGATACATTTGGTGCCAGTAGGACATAAGGGGCTTTCCTCCATAACTATATTAGCATGGCTGGGTAGTATGTCAAGTTTTATTTATATTTTATTCGCCCCAGTCGTCGTACAAGGGGCGGTTTTTTTTAAGATTTTCTTTGACTTCCTCGCACTTCTTCCAGCGATTGCGGTAATAAATCGCTCCCCCTAGAAAAATGAGTGAGAGAAATAAGCCAAACATATCACTTCATGAGCATATCCATAAAATGCTTCACCCACATGCCTGCGGCGGCGGTGCCCACAAGCCACATCACCTTGGACATTCCGGCTTTCCAGTCTTGAAGCTTGGCCATCTCCACCCGGAGGTCTTCCACTTCGTCTAAATCTTTTTGGGCGTCTTTTCTCCAGTGGAGAAGTTCTTGGTGTTGTCCCACAACTGGCTTCGTTTCTACAATATATTCCCAGCGGCGGGCTGATTCTGATTCTAGTTCTTTAACTCGACTGAAAAGTCCTGAGTCTGGCTCGTACAAATTCTTTTTAACCCCTCGGATACCCTGGAGGATTTCTACTTGAGCCTCCTTGATATGAGCGACCTCCAAAAGGAGCTTATCAAAGCCGCCATTCAGCGACTGCGCTCCTGAGATTTTGCGCTCAACTCTCTCTACTTTCTCTAACAATGAGGCTATGGCCTCTTCTTGTGTTTTCGGCTTCATATAAGTTCTCCCGTGTTATAAAAAAGACCAGCACAAAATATACTGGTCTTTATGTATGAAACCGGCTGCTCTAATTAGTCGCTAGACTTGTGTTTTTATTCACCACCCTTCCGAAGAACAGCACAATTAGTGGTGAGCAGCGTTCCTGCTGCGCTAGCGGCATTTTGTAATGCACACTTCACCGTTTTAGCCGGGTCGATGACCCCGGTCTCCACTAAATTCTCGAACCTTTCAGTCCTAACATTAAAGCCGACATTCTTATCATGCTCGTCATGCAAGAGAGAATTTACTACGATATCAGAAGAGATATCTGCATTCTGTAAAATCTGGGTAATTGGAGCATAACAAGCCTGAAGAGTTATTTCTGCGCCGCGGAACTGATCCGGGGAGGCAGCCTCGATCTCAATATTATTAGCGCACTTTAAAAGGGCTGTGCCGCCGCCGGGGACAATCCCCTCTTCCTGTGCTGATCGAACAGCCTCTAGGGCGTCCTCAACCCGATGCTTCTTTTCTGTGACTTCTATTTCTGTAGCGCCGCCAATCTTAATGACGGCGATAGCCGAGGAGAGGCGAGTGATTCTATTTTGAATTCTCTCTGCCTCTACTAGGCTTTCTGTTTCCTCTACTTGTCCCCGAAGGGTAGCTAGGCGATCCTCTAGTTCTTCGTGGTTTGCGTCACCGTCGGCCATAGTGGTAAACCTTTTGCCAATTTCTATTTTCTTGACTGATCCTAGGTGCTCAAGTTTTACATCCTTAAGACGTAACCCTCTCTCTTTGCTCACAAACGTTGCGCCAGTAACAAGGGCGACATCCTCTAGCAAGTTCCGGCGCTCTTCTCCATAGCGAGGAGCTTTGATAGCAGCGATCTTCATGCCATTACGCATGCGATTTATAATAAGTGCAGCCAAAAGTGGCCCCTCAACTTCTTCCGCCACCACCACAAAAGGGCGACCGTCGCGGGCAACCACCTCAAGAATGGGAAGCATCTCCTCTACATTATCTAGCGACTCATCAGTCACAAGAACAAGAGTATCTCGGTGTTCAACTGTCCCTTTGCGCTCGTCAGTAATGAACTGAGAGGAGACATACCCTCCCTCAAACTGAAACCCCTCAACTACATCCATGGATGTCTGGAGAGATCTGCCCTCTTCAATCGTGATGGCTCCATCTTTACCGGCAGTAGCAACAGCCTCGGCAATCAGAGTTCCAATAGCCTCATCGCCGTTAGCAGACACTGTTGCAACATGTCGGATCTCTTCTTCGCTGGAGACAGGTTGTGCCATGTCTGTAATCCTGTCGCAGATTGCCTCAACGGCTAGATCAATGCCCCTCTTGATCTCGATAGAAGATGCGCCGGCTGCAATATGCTTGTTGGCTGACATCAAAATGGCCCGAGCTAAAACTGTACTAGTAGTTGTTCCATCGCCGCTAGCCTTCTCTGTTTCTAGCGCTGCTTGCCGAAGAACTTCTACAGCAGCCTGCTCGTAATCGTCGTCTAATTCAACAACTCTGGCAACACTGACTCCGTCCTTGGTGATTACTGGGTCAGCCCCTCGTTTATATAATATAACGTTCTGTCCGCGAGGGCCAAGTGTTGAGGCTACCGCATCAGTGAGCTTGTTTGCTCCATTGATTAGCTTTTGTCGGATATCATTCCCGAACAAGATATGGTCGTTGTTCATTTGGTTTTCTCCTACCAAAAATACATTAGTGAAAGGTTGGGGATTGCGCGGATGCCCACAAAGTGAAACTGGTTTCCCGCTGTCGCGACGGCGGGAAACAATAAACTAATCATCAATAAGTAACGCATCTTCACTCTCCTTCACGTTTAAAATCAATACTTCTTTCGACTTCTTATCAGAAGACATGCCGTATGCCCACTCAGGATATACGATTTCATAATCTTTGTATAGCTCTAATATAGTTGGGTTTGGATTATAAGAAATCACCCAGTTGTTTTTCTTTTTGATTGCTTCGGCGAATCCGTGGTGGTCAAACCCCTTATGCGTTGAGCCCCGGTCACCGTATAGTACAGGCTTCTCCACATGATATGGTGGATCAGCGTAGATAAAAGTCTCGTCATCATGCCTTTCGAGGCTCTCAGTAAAGTCTGCCTGCTCTACAGTTAGAGAGGGACATACGAAGTTTTTAAGGCGCTCGATGCTGCTTTCGGTAAACCGCTTCTGTGCGGCCTCCCTTGACCATCCACCGCTCATAGTTGCCCCGCTAAATGAGGCACGGTTCAAAGCATAGAACATGCATGCACGAAATTCTTTCCAAAGTAGGTGAGTGTCGTCCATGTGTGTCCAGTTTTGCTTCTTCTGGTACTGGGCGAACATCTCCTTAGAACAGGGGTGGAACAGCGTCTCAAGCAAGTACCCTAACTTTTCTGGATCCGAAAGAACATATTGCCAAAAGTTAGTGAGCGGTTCGAAGATATCATATCCATGAACTCTTGTGCCTTGGGAGGCGTAGTGAATCTCAATTGATCCGCCGCCAAAAAAAGGACTGACCATTTCTGTCAGGTTTTCTGGGAAATAAGGGATGATGTGTTTGAGCGCTCTAGTTTTTCCACCTGGGTATCTTAATAAAGACTTCAAGTATCCTCACTTTCTAATAAGACCGTGAATAGTTGGTCTATTTGGTTATCCAAAGATTCTGTTGGATTGACAGACACACTAATTGCTGGTAGCATTTCTCTTTGTTTTTCTATTTCCCCCATAAGCACGGGGGAGTGGTGGTGGAGTTCTTCCTCTGTGTCGGCGCACCCACAAGAACTTACTGCACCGTTGACATAATCATCTACGCCGTTGGCGCACTCGGCATCAAGAAAAAGATTGCCGGAAAAGATCTCGCGCTGGCGATCGTTAAGAAGATCCCACTCTCGGTATGACATGCCATTCTTTTGAAGGCGGTCATCTAGGATGTTTACCTTTGCGGAAAATTCATTATGGATAGCCGGGCTGCCCCGAAGAATATCTATCTGGTGTGGATTTAAAACTTGATGCATATTTACAGGCTCTGAAGCTCTTTCCGGATTAGGTCTCTGATCGAGCCCATCGAGTCGGGAGATGATTCCTCTTTGGTAAGCTCTGCATTATCTTCTTCTGTCTCTACGTCCGTTGCAGCCTTCTCTGTGTTGACGGCGGACTTAGTCTTCTTCACATCTGGACGTCGCCCACCAAGCTCATCCAGAATAGAGGCGTACTCTTCCTTGATAATTTCGGCTAACCTTGCTGTTGAAATCTTAAACTTATTTGACATTATTTATGTTCTCCTTAAATCTTAAAGCCACCCAGGCTATCTATAAATAGTTAGCTATTGATGTGTTTTCTTAATTCTTTCTCAGTGATAAGTGTATAAGTAAAGCTATTTCCGTAGATAAGTGCAGAAGACTTACACAGTTCTAAAAATTCGTTGTAGTCTTCGGCGCGTTTGAACACTTGACAGCCAGCACTCCATCTATTAACAAGGTAAGACTCAGTATAAGGGTTACTTTTGTGTATGTTAATGCCAAAGAACCCCTTATTGATCATTTCTAGCCCTCTATAGTCAATTATATCATCTTTGTTGTTGTCTCGCCAAACCTTGCAAGGCTTTCGCTGTACAAGAGCCTGGTATCGGTTTTGGTGCCTTCCGAGCTTCCATCCGCCTCGATACTGTCCAGGAATGAGAATCGCAGTCCCCCTAGGGTTCATTGGGTTTTCTAACCAATACTTTCCTGGGTCGGTTGTGACCTCATACTTTTTCTGTATGACTGTGTCTCCAGATTGATAGAACACGAGAAGATAGTCATCAAACTCGTTTGAGCTATCATTGTCCCGTCGAACACCTATTAAATTTAGGTTTAATTTCTTGTCCACTCTCTCAAAATAAACATACCCCTTAGACTTCATAAATGAGATAATATTTTCTGCCACAAGAATATCTTTAAGGGGTTTCGTCGGGTTCGCTAGCAGGCGGCTCGGACGAAGGCGGAAGATCGCCGAGAACAGCTTGAGTAAGTGAGTGAACAAATTCGTCTACCTCCGGGTTTTCTTTCATCCGATATGTTAGGCCATCTTCATCAAGTTTTAGTTCGGCCAGTCCTGATTTATAATACATTAGTATAGTCAAGTGGGAAGCAAGATTAAAGTTTGGGTCAGCCTGTGCCTCATCCCTAATCCACTTCATCACCCGAGCGGCGAAGAAAGCTTTCTCGGCGTAGATAATGTTATCCTCACCTTCATTAATATAACCCTCTTCTTCTAAAAGTTTAAGGACATTAAACATTATTTATCTCTTTTCCGCATATAAAAAAACGACCCCGGAGTGAGGTCGTTCTTTAGATTACTTTCAAGCGTTACTCGAAATTAGTTTATTGACGGCTAAGAAGACGCTCGACAACACGCTTAAGAACTGCTTCGGTGAGTTCTTCGTCATCAACAACCTCTAGATCAATAGTTTCGTCGGTACGATTGTACGCAGCGTCGCCCATTCCAGCTTCCTCGTCGGCAAGCGCTTCTAGGTCTTCGCCAGCAGCTTCAAGATCTGCTCCGTCATCAGCGAGAGCTTCAGCCTCTTCCTCAGACTCTACGTCTACTTCGACGCCGGTCACTTGAGAGACTGCGTCGGCGATGGCTTGTACTAGTACTTCTGCCTCTTCTTCACTCATCTCTACTTGGGCTGCGGGCTCGCCTGGAAGTTCCATTTCGGCATCTACAATCTCTTCTTCGCCATCTTCGGCGGGAAGCTCAACTGCGTCCATCTCTAGCTCCTCTTCTTCATCGATAGTGTCAAGATAGTTTTCGGTGAGAGGGGCCATGTTAGCAAGCTTTCCCCAGCGACGAATAACGTTTTCGTTAATAAGAGTCTTCTTAGTCATTACATTGTTCTCCTTAAAGTGATTGGTAACACAATCATCAATAAATAGGTTGTCAATATCAAAAACACCCTATTGATCGTCAAAATCTTCAAAAATCCCAGTAGACTCAAGCTTATTAAAAGCGGCATGCTCAATTTGACTAATACGAGGGAAGCTAACTCCCATTCTGTCAGCCACTTCTCGCAGGCTAAGACCTGCTGGGTATTTCCTTGCGCACGCTACCGCGCAGTTTAAGTCCTCTTCGAAGTTCATCCAGTTGCGGCACTCGGTCTGATCACACTCTACTCTCCACTTCTCCTGCACCTCGAAGCATGTTGGCGCAGAACTATATTGAGTCTCAAACTCTGTCGGTTCTTGATTGATTTTAGCTTGCTGTTTTTTCGGATCTTTACGATAAAACATTTTATTTTCTCCGTGCGTTCCGGGTGCTTAAGATGTGTGTGTTACTTTCGTGAGTGCCGGCGGATGTTTGCCGTACCCATTCTACTTTATTTCGTAGCTCAGCTAGAGTGCGAGCGCCGGTATAGGAAAATCCGCTGCGGATCCCACCCTCTAAGTCCCTAAGAATATCTACTACGCTTCCCTTGTGGGGGATATATGACGCAACACCCTCAGGGGTAGGTGACTTGTTCCGCCAATCTAGCTGCGCATCTTTTGAGGCCATGCCTCTATATTCTTTTGCTCTGCTGCCATCTGGCAAATTAATTGTTTGACCTGGGCTTTCGTCCGTGCCAGCTAGCAAAGAGCCGCACATTACAAAGTCGGCTCCGGCAGCGAGCGCCTTCACAATATCTCCAGAAGTTTTAATGCCGCCATCGGCAATAATCGACACATCTCGATCAGTACGAGCGCAGTCGAAAATAGTCTGAAGTCCTGGCAGCCCATGTCCTGTCACCAGGCGGGTGCTGCAAATAGAGCCTCCGCCAATATTACAGCGAACTGAGTGAGCGCCCCAGTCGGCAAGATCATTGACACCTTCTAGCGTGCAAACATTGCCTGCCATAATATGAATACTATTATTATATTCTTCGCTCAAGTGCTCAAGCGCTTTTTTCATTAGGATATGGTGCCCGTGGGCAACGTCTACACACAAAATATCAACGCCGGCAGCTACAAGCTCGGCTGCCCTCTCCATACAATCTCCCGTAACCCCAATAGCCGCTGCGATTGGGTGGGTAAGACGGTTATGAACGGGTACGCCAAGAATAGACTCCTGAACTAGTGAGACCTGTTCTTGAATTGTATTGTAGCGATGCAAAACTGCCACTCCACCAGCCGCGCCCATGGCACGGGCCATCCTAGACTCAGAGACTGTGTCCATCGGCGACGCAATCACCGGTAGAGAAAGCCTAATATCAAATGATAAGTCGCTTCCAATATCTACTTCATTTCTGCTCTCGATATTGCTGTACCTTGGTACCATGAGCATATCATCGTAGGTAACTGCTTCTTTAAACTTCATCTTGCTCCTCTGCCAGTTTGCTGGCTAGTTCTTGACATTCTGGGCAGAAAAGCCTGACCAGTTCTTGTTCTGTTCTTACTACGACTTGCCATGTCATATGGGCGTCGCGAGTCTTGGGAAATTCTTTTTTACAAGCCGAGCATGAGCTTGGCAGTCTGTCAAACATGTTCATCTGCTTATCTAGCTTCTGCTGTTGGTCGTGGATGACCCTCTTGTCTTTCTTTTTCTTCTTGTCCCGCTTAAGGCGCTTAAGGTGTTTTTTACTTTTAGGCAAAGCAGTTCCCCCCCATCTTCTATACTAGAATATCAGGCCACAGGGATACGTCAAGCTTTTTCTTCATCTTCCTGAATATAAATGTCGAGGACTCCGAAAATGCCCTCTAGCTCCTTTGCCGTGACGGTATTATTGTCCACCAAAGATGTCGTAAGAAGAGCAACGTGCTCTCTCTTTGACTCTAGAAGACCCTCTGCTTCCTTGAGAGACCTTCTGATAATCTCTTCTACGGCTTGGTCAAACTCTAATTTATAGGCCTCTGAAGTTTCTGATGAACGTTCAATATAAGAATTAGTTGTATTCTTTCCAAAGTACATTGGCCCAATAGAACCCATTCCAAAGTCCTTTACCATTCTCTCGGCTAATTGTTTTGCTCTCAGTAAATCATTTGAAACACCAGTAGACGTACCATCTTCCCCAAAGAACATTTTCTCTGCGATGTATCCTCCAAGAAGGACTTTTATTCTGGCAATATTCTCCTTCTTGTTCCAAGAGAAGCGATCGTCAGTTGGCATCTGTACAGTTAGTCCCAGCGCTTGACCATGGGGCACAATTGTTACTTTGTGCAGCGGGTCAGCATCTTCTAGATAATAAGCCAAAATGGCATGGCCGGCTTCGTGTATCGCTGTTGCGCGGCGTGAGTCCTCAGAAATCTGGAGTGATTTACGGGGTTTTCCCATAAGAACTTTGTCCTTTGCTTCTTCAAGGTGAGCATTGGTAATCTTTGACGACTTCTTCATAGCAGCCAAGATACATGCCTCATTTACTAGGTTGGCTAAATCAGCGCCTGATAACCCAGGGGTCGTTGCTGCCAATGTTTTTAGGTCTACCTGGCGATCAAGGGGAGCGGTGGCAGTATGAATTTTTAAAATCTGCTCTCTTCCGCGAGAGTCAGGCAGCGGCACAGAGACCTTTCTGTCAAATCTCCCTGGGCGGGTCAGAGCTTTATCTAATACCTCAACACGGTTAGTCGCTGCCATCACAATTATTCCTGAGTTTTCTTCGAATCCGTCTAGCTCTACGAGTATTTGATTTAGTGTTTGCTCTCTTTCATCATTCCCTCCGGTATGGCCACCGCCGCCGCGATGTTTTCCTATTGCATCTAGCTCGTCTATGAATACAATACATGGGGCCATCTTCTTGGCGCGAGCAAATAAGTCACGAACTCGTGATGCGCCGACACCAACATACATCTCGACAAATTCAGACCCGGAAGATAATATAAAGGGAACCTGAGCCTCATGAGCAACAGCCTTGGCTAATAAGGTTTTTCCTGTCCCAGGAGGACCATATAAAAGAACACCCTTCGGCATCTTGCCGCCAAGCTTTACAAAACGGTGCGGGTGACGCAGGAACTCAACTAGTTCTACTAACTCTTCCTTCGCCTCTTGGCAGCCCGCCACATCATCAAACTTTACACCAAATTCTGACGGAAGAATGACTCGGGACTTTGTCTGAGAGAAGGTTGTCATCGGCGATGGGCCAGTGTTCTTCATGACGGAACGAAATACATATATTAAAATAATAAATATAAATACTATCGGCAGCCAAGAGACAAGAAGAGTCAGCCATATCGACGGCGGATCTGACCCAAGAAACCTAAGCTCTATATTTTTGTCTTCAGATAGTTTTTTTAAAACCTCTTCTGAGAGTGGTGCATTTGTTTCATAGATTTTCTCGCCCATAGTGATTGTCCACTTGTCTTGGCGGATCACTACTTCGGCAGAAGTACCTTGGTCACTTGCGGAGCCTAACAGAGTAAGCGCCCGGCTGTAAGACACAACACTGGGCTGGTTTACCTCTAGGCGCGCAAGATGAGAAGACATAACGAAAAGAACCGCGACTAATACAAAAGCCCAAATAAAATAACTTTTGTTACCGCGGTACCAATTCATACATATTTTCCTCTTCCCGGCTTATAAAGTATCTAGTTCGCCAAAGAGGTTCATTTGCTCTTCTTTACTATTTTTAAAAGGCTTTCCTCGACATATTGCTGGGGATATATTCTTGGTGCTAGACCGCACCACTCTACATAAATCATGGGTGATTCACCGCGGCGGCGGGCATAGGAGGCCCTCTTTACGAGCCCTAAGAACCTGTAATCAGAGGACTTAAGCTCTACCAGATCTCCTGGTCTTAATTTAGGCTTGATGGCCATTTGTGCTGGGGTTTACGCTAAGATTCATCAGCGCTTAGAATCTCCATGGACTCACAAATGTCTAATTCTTTGTGGGCAGCAGTATCTAGATCTTCCCAGTGGACTGTCCACCATGCCTCGCCTTTACGGATGAATCGTCCCAACACGAGACCAACTGCCCCGTCAGAATTCTTTAGGACGGTGCCCGACTGTAGATGTTGTGTGCTCATTTTATTTCTCCTTGTGCTTGAGTATAACATATTATTCTACAACTGAAAAGCAATTATTAACATTTGTTAAAAGTTCTTGAAAGCGTTCGCCGGAAGTGGTCCACTGAAGATCCACATAACGGTTGGCCCAGCTTGTGCCGGTGCCTTTCTTCTCCTCGTAAGACTTGGTAAGAACCAAGGCCAACTTCCCTGCGTGAGGAGTGTGGCGGGCGCGCAGAAGAGTGCCGGGCATTTGAACTTTGTTCGCATGGTAGAGGCTGTATTCACTCTGGTTCACTCAGCACCTCCCAATTCGTAGGCATAAAAATAGAGCGGCGGCCGTCGGGGTATAATACATCCCATAAAATACTTTTGCCCGTCTTCACTTGCTTGTGAGCGAGGATAGCGTATTCCCCGCTCTCCAAGATGGCGATGTTCTTTCGGCACTGCTTCTTGATGCGGAGTAGGGTGCCCGGCTTTAATCCGTCAGCGTATTTCATTTTACTCTCACCAGATATTGCACGGGATATTGTTTTGATTCGTGTGCGCCCCACATCACATCAACGAACTCAGTCTCACCGCCGAGATATTCATCAAGAGCCCAATAATTTGAGCGAGTGATGAGACCGAGAGTGTTTGCGCTAGCCACGCCAACCAGTTCGCCAATTTTATAGCTTTTGTATTCGGGGTTCATTACCACATTCTTTTCGTTAGATTTTCTTCAAGGATAAAGAAGTTTGAGCCATCAGGCTTGAGTACAAACCAACCTGGGTGGAGACTATCCAGCTTCTCAATCAGCACCAAGGGCGTCTTGTTGTCCGCCAACTCAATGAACCACAAGGTGGACAAGTGGTCAATCGCTGACTTTCTAATTCTTACTAGGTCGCCGCACTTCATGATACTACCTCAAAATGCCTGGCTGATCGCCAATGCTCTGCGTGAAACCGTGGTTCGTGCGTGGTATCCATGAGAGTTACTCTGATGATTGGGT